GTCGGCCTGGTTGCCGCCGCCCTTGCGGAAGTGGGCGATCCCGATCACCGACACACCCAGCTCGGCCGCCATCTGGTTCAGCGGGTCCATCACCTGGCGCACGTCGGCCATCTTGTCGTTGTCGGCACCGGCCAGCGTCGACGTGATCGGGTCGATGATCAGCAGCTTCGCGTTCGTCACGGCGATCGCCTCCCGCAGCAGCGGCATGTCCTCCGGCAGCCGCGGCACCGTGAAGCCGCCGATCTCCTTCGACTGGATCGACAGGAAGTGGAACAGCTCGCGGTCGGCGCCGTTCGCGTCGATGCGGGGCAGCACCACCTCCTCGGGGGAGTCCTCGTGCGAGACGTACAGCACCGCTGAGCGCTCCCCGAACAGCTCGCCGGGCAGCTCGCCACGGTTCAGCCGTCCAGCCAGCCAGATCGCGAACGTCGACTTCGCCACGCCACCACGACCAGCGGCCAGCGTGACCGCCGACTGCGGGATCATCCGGTCCCACAGGAACCGGGTCCGCTTCGACTGCAGCGAGCTCGCTGAGCGCAGCGACAGCGAGCGGGCGGGGGCCTCAGGCTCCGGCTCCAGGGCCTCGTCCATCGGCAGCGACGCCGGCACCAGGTCTTCGAGGGACCCGCCGGCCAGCCAGATGTCGTCGACCGACTCCTTGTGGCCCTTCGCTGTCCAGATCGACTCGATGGAGGCGACACCCTCCAGTCGTGACACGAGCCGGGAGGCTGCCCTCAGTCCCGGCTCATCGTTGTCCGCGATGATGCGGACGTGTTTGCCCATCAGCGGCGTGAGATCCACGTGCCCGACGCCGTCGGCCCCGCCCGGCCATGTGGTCACGCAGCGTTCGCCGAGGCGCAACGCCGCATCCACGCACTTCTCACCCTCGACGAGGACGACGTAGCCGGGCCATGTCTCGATCGGCTCCGAGTCGGGGTGCCGGTACAGCGACGTGGTGGCGGGCTTGTTCTGCTGGAAGATCGACTTGCCGTCACGGGTGCGCTTGCGCGTCACCCGGTGGCCGCCGCCGTAGTCGTAGACGGCGCGACCCTTCTCGTCGAAGAGCTGCTCCTCCGTCATGCCGACAGCCACCGCGATGTCGCCAGCCGGGCAGTCGTGGGAGTGGCACTTGACCAGTGCGCCCTGGTCGCCGACGGCGATCGACAGGTTCAGGTCGTCGCCACCGTGAGCGGGGCATTGTGCTCGGGCTCTGTCCCGGCCTCGCGCCTGGACTTTGTAGCCGCGTGATCTGAGGTTCTCGAGGAGTGTGTCGTACGCCTTCCCCATCAGATCGTCCGCGGCGAGGATCGGAAGATTGCCATTGGTGTATAACCTTTCGGGCTTGCCAAAGGAAGCCTCGGCCCGAGAGAATGGCGCCGAGGCAGTCGCGTGCTTTGGATCGTATCGGCCCCCCACTCGTGAGTCCAGACCGAGCGGGGGGCCGATTCCCTTCAGCCGTAGCGGCGGCGGAAGATGGCGAGAGTGTCGATCGCTCGCATGATCGAGTCGACGCGCTCCTGTGCGTCATCCTGATCTCCGGGGTCGAGGAGCTCGAAGCCGTTGCCGTGCTCGAGGTCGAACGTGCCGTCGCGGCGCAGCTTCACGCCGTGGTTCTGGTAGAGCGAGTCGATCTGCGTGTCGATGCCGACGTCGGCGGCCTCGAGGAACGCCTGCGCTCGCTGCTTCGTGATGCGGACGGGAGGCTTCTCAGCTGCCATGTGATTCACCTCCCTTCGGGAGTTCTCCGAGGATCCGCACGGACCCCTGGCCCATCTGGTTGCCGAAGCGCACGGCGCCGGCGAGCAGGTACGTACCCGGCTCCTCCGACCAGCCGTACTGGATGTTGGCCTGGGCGCTGTCGTCCTCGTCGACCAGCTCCGCCGCCCAGCGGAGCGTCGCGGCCAGCTCGTCGCGGCTGACGCGGCGGGCGTTCGGGATGTCGCTTCCGAAGCTCACGGCCGCACCCCCACGAAGTAGTCGAACTGCGCCGCAGTGACGCGCACCAGACCGGCCACACCGGCAGGCACCTCGACGAGCGCGGTGAAGTCCGCCGTGCCGCCCTGGTACAGCTCGGAGATGTCAGCGATCGAGGGCCACGGCTGCACCAGGAACTCGTTCTCCGTGGTCTCGCCCGTCGCCGAGACGAACGCGACATCCAGGCCGTACTCCCAGTCCATCCACGGGTCGACGGGGTTCGCGCCCTGCCACACGGCGTGCACCGGGATCGCCAGGTAGACGTTCCCCGGTGCGGGCACCTCGTTGAACATGTTCTCCGCGGCGATCGCAGCGGTCGCATCGAACGGCGCATCCACCGTGATCTGCCACAGGTCGTCACCGCCGACCGTGTCGTAGACGGTGACCTGCTGGCCGAACGGCAGCGGCGCCTCCCGTGAGCCTTCGACGGGGCCCGGCGCCGGCGGCGTGGGCTTCTCCGTCTCGGCCTGGGTGACCGGCTCCTTCTTCGGCTCGGCGACGTCGACGCGCGGCGCCGAGCATGCGGTGAGGGCGACGAAGATCGCGGCCGCCAGGATCAGCGTGGCGTTGCGTTTCGTCGGGTTGGCGAATGTGGGCATGAGAGCTCCTTCCGTTGTGGACTCGCGTCCGATGACGCCACGCCGGCTGGGGTGGCGGTGATACTGTGGCCCGTGCATGAGTTCCTTCCGAAGCTCCGTGCACGAGAGCCCGCACCCCGGCCGGTGCGGGCTCTCCTCGTTCACAGTTGGTCGATCTGTGCGATCTCGTGCCGGATCACGTCCTGCAGGGTGACGCCGTCCTGGTCGCACCGGTCCAGCGCGCGCTGCAGGGTCTCGGCCGGGAGCATCATCTGCAGCCGGGCGTACGGCTGCTGCACGAACTCGGTGCCGTGCTCGATGAAGCCCTCCACCCACTCGCGGCACAGCGCCGACTCGTTGGTGTCGTTCAGCGCAGCGAACTGGGCAACCTTCCGCTTCTCCTCCTCGGTCACCTGAACCTGCTTACGTTTCAGCGCCACTGCGGGCTCCCTTCTTCTCGAACTTCACGAACAGTGTGACGACGGTCACGCCGTCCAGCGTGAGCCCCGCCTTGATCCGGCAGCGCAGCACCCCGTCATCCATCCGCAGCTTCGCACGCTCGCGGCGGCGGATGGTCTGCACGGTGCGCTCGGAGACCGCCGACAGCTCCACCGGAGCCACCCACAGCCCGGGTGTGCGACGCGCCTGGGTGATGACGGAGTCCCAGTCGATGTTGCCGGACCCCCTCGGCCTACCCCGCGGCATCGAGCATCCTCCCCAGGAGTGGTCGCCCGCAGGTGCATCTCGACATCGGCGTGACGTGCGGCGAGATCATGTGCATCTTGCCGCAGGTGCAGCGGAAGAACCCGCGGGGCGTGACCGTCCCGCCTCGCAGCGTGCTCGGGTGCGGCCGCTTCGTGTACGCCAGGTATGCGGCGTTGCGGCGCTGCACGTGCTCGCAGTTCTCGTTCCCGAGGTCGCACTCCAGCCACCCTGCAAGGTGCTGGCTGAGCCGCTTCTCGGCGGCCGCATACTCGGCGAGCGGGTCGAGCTCGACCAGGTCCGGGGTGGCGGCGAGGCGCGCCCAGCCCAGCGGGAGTGTCACCCGGAACCCGGTGTGATCCTCGATCACGATCGACGGGTCCGGGGCGATGGCGATCGCCCGTCCCCTCCACTCGGCGTTCGGGCCGGTGACGATCACGTCGTTACCGAGCATCTCGAGCTGCTCGCGTGTCGGCTGGTACGTCATGTCTGTGCTCCCGGGTGGTCGGGGCCGAAGCGGTTCTCGCGGCGCTGCTTCGAGCCGGTGCGTGGCGGCACCAGGCCAGCGAGCTCCGCATGCATCCGGCCCAGGTGGTGCCGGTCGTGGCCGTCGAACACGTCGACGACCACGTAGCCGGACTCGTCCTCGTGCAGCCAGAGGACGACCGCGGCCTTGCCGTTCAGGTCGAGCGTGATCACGCCGGTGTGGTTGGCCACGCCGAGCGCCCCTGACTGACTGATCTCCTTGCGCTTCGTCTCCCACTGCAGCGCCTGCGTGCCGGCCAGCTCCTGGCCGTCGATGCTGACGGTGATCGTCTGTCGCGGCTCAGCCATTGCCCAGCATCTCCCTTCGTTCGATCTCGAGCTTGCGCGCATCGATCCCGTACATCTCGAAGACGAGACTGTCGGTCGTGCGAACGATGGGCTGGTAGTGCGCCTGCCCCTCGGGGACAGAGCACAGGGCGATGCCCTTGCCGGCGAGCCATTCACCGAACTCGGTGATTGCCATCCGGTCGTCATGGATCGCGGCGAGCTTCTCGGACTCCGGGTACTGCGACTCCGCCATCAGATCAGTCCCCTCAGTTCTTCGCGGAGCGAGACGATGCGCTCCTCCGCCTGGATGTACAGCGGGTGGTCGAGGGCAGCCTTCCAGCCGCCGTCGAGCTCGTCGTTGCGGAACGCCGCCTTCAGTGCGCCCTGCAGGGTTCCGAGCTCCATGATCTCGGTCGTGATCATGCGGGCACGGTCGAGATTCCAGGGCCCCTCGCCGGCGTACGCCTCGACGAGATCGCGCTGCAGCCGTCGGATCGTGCCGTCGGGGGACTGCTGGTCGATCTCTTCGAGGCACTCGATGGCGGCTCGCTCGAGCTGCTCGGGCGGCATCATCTCGGACGACCCGACGCTGCTCAGCCAGGCCATCATGGTATCGATCCGGGGGTCGCGGTCAGGCATGAGCCAGCCTCGACATTCCCCAGTCATCCCGGTCCTCGTTCATCATGAACTCGGCGTGGTCGACGGCGCTCTGCCAGTCCACGTCGTGGACGTGCGCCCAGTGGATCAGGTCGGTGAGCATGTCTCCGAGCTGGACGTGGGGCGGCTCGCCCGAGTCGGTGAACATCTCGATGGCGAGGTCGGCGCGGAACACTGCTCTCTCGTGCGTGTCCTGCGGGGGCGCCCACGTCGAGGCGAGCAGGCCCTTCGTGGCGCCTACCGCCTGGTCGCGCAGGTCGCTGCGCATCGGCTGGTATTCGGTCATGCTCCGGCTCCTTCGTGGTCGCGGAATGGGTGATCGGTTGCGCCGCAGTAGCGGCAGTGCCAGGTGTCCTGGCCGGGTTCGCGGATGACCTCGGCCCAGTCGTCCAGCTCGGGGCAGAAGGCGTTGAAGTCCGAGAACTCGTACTCGGCGGGGGCGAAGTCGAGGGGGTCGATCCCCTCCAGCTCCTCCTGATCGGGCTCGTCATAGATGACGACCTCGATCGCCTCGGTCGGTGGGTGATGGATGCTAGCCGGGTCGGTCACGACTCGCGCTCGTCCGGGTCGAGCAGGTCGTACGTCCGCGCCCACTCGGGCAGCGGCGGTACGTCATCCTCGCCGATAACGCCGCCCCACCTCAGCTGCATACCAGGGCCGAGTGCGCCCTCCAGCTCGTCGAGGCTGTAGGCATTCGCGGTGCCGATGCCGTCCCAGTGTGGGTCGACGTCGTACATCCCGAGCTTGCCGTCGCCGTAGACCCAGGCCGCGATGATCCGGCTCGGCGCAGTGTCGTCCTCGTCGCCCGCCCAGCGGTAGTTCCGCCGCTCGGGGTCGAGCGCCTTCCAGGCGTCGAGCACTTTGGCCGTGTCGTCGAAGCTCAGGGTGAGCACGGCGCCGCCGCCCTGATTGGGTCGCCACTCCGGCTCAGTGGCGACGACCTTCTGGTTGTCGATCAGAATGTCCATGCATTACTCCTTCCTGCGAGTACCTTACAGGCGATCGCTGTGCTCGTCGATCCAGAAGTCCGGGTCGTTGTACAGGTCCAGGTTCGCCGTCCGCTCGGCCGGCACCGGCGGGGCCGCCGACACCAGGTCGATTGACCACCTCGGCTGCGGCGCCGGCAGGGTGGCGAGCACCCGATCCAGCGGGAACAACCAGGTCGTGTCGTCGGCTGCGATCTCAGTGATGCGCGGCCCCTTGCTGTCGCCGTACCGCTTCACGATCACGATGATCAGGGTGCGGTGTTCGTCCGGGCCGACGATCGTGAAGTTGCGGGTGAGTGGCGACTGCGCACGCCACGCCTGCAGCACCTCCGTCAGCGTCTCCTCGCCGACGAGCGGCTGGTCGAACCTGCCGTCGCCGTTGTACTCGCCCATGCGGCACGTCGACTTCACCTCGACGCGCCCCGTCTCGTTCGACCAGAGCTCGATGGTCAGCCTCATCGGAATCGCCTCCTTCCTGTCGCGATCATGTCCTGCAGGTGGCCGATCAGCCGCTCCGCTTCCACGTCGGAGAGGCTCAGCTCGGCCAGGTGATCGACGATGTCGTCGCCACGCTGCTCCGGGTCGAGCAGCTCGAGCGTGATCCACCACGCCTCCTCACCCGACTCCTCGTCGAAGCTCAGCGCCCAGTCCTCGTCCGTGAAGCGCAGGGTACGGCGGCCGATATCCCGGGGGATATCGGCGAGGGCCATCCCCTGCTCAGCAGCCGACTGCAGCATCCGCCGCAGTCGCTGGCCGCTGATGATCGAGAACGGCCCCACACCCGCGTTCGCCATGAGGTCGCTGGCGATGTCGTCGGCGGTCACAGTGCACCCTCCTGCTGCAGCCGCTCGACCTCGGCGAGGCTCCAGATGATCGGCGAGTCGGACGAGAACGTGCGACGGATCTCGTCTTCCAGGCCCGGCCACTTCTGGAGGTGCTCGAACAGCTCCCCCTCCTCCTCGTCGGAGTCGTAGAAGTGGTGGCAGATGACGGCCCGTGCTGCCTCGTCGCCGCGCTGCGCCGCCATCAGGTCGGCGAGCGCCTCCACTTCGGCGCAGGTGAAGTGATCCAGCGGCCCCTCCCACATCTGCTCGACCATGTCGAGGAAGCGGTCGAGGTTGGCGATCACGCCGAGCGGCCGCTCAGCCATAGACGATCTCCCCGAATACGGCGAGCTGCAGCACAGCGTCGCCAGCGACGGCGTCGGCGTAGCCCAGGTTCTCCCGGGCCATGTCGCGGCTCGACTCCTCGTCGATGTGCGCACCGTCACCACGGAGCGCACGGCCGGCAGCGTTCACGATGGCCGCCAGAGAGAGGTTCTTCTTGATCGTCTTGCCCGATCCCTCCGGCTCGTCGGGGTCGTCGACGACGATGAACACGCGGTCCTTCTCGTCGATGATGTCCTCGAGCGGTTCGGCGATGACGGTGTAGTCGATCACCTCGGTCTGCGCCTCGTTCAGCACGGGGCGACGGGCGGATGCGGAGTGCCACCACTCCCAGCTCAGTGCGCCGGTGCCGAAGACGAGGCTCATCACTTCGTCCGGCTCAACCTCGCGCTCGATGCTCAGCTTCAGGGTCATCGCAGGGCCTCCTGCACCTCGGCGAGCATGGCTCGCGCCTCACTCGGGGCGAGGTCGTCGGGCACGAACAGCGTGATGTTGAAGTCGTGGCCCTGGTTGCTCTCGATCGGGAAGCTGAAGTCGACCCAGCTGGTGGATCCCGCCGACTCGAACTCGACGCCGCCGGGCGCACGCATGCCGACGAGCGCGGCGAGACGCTCCCGGAACTCGTGCTCGTTGTCGACGTGGAACGTCAGCTCCGAGGAGTTGTTGATGGTGACATCCAGCTGGTGGATGTCGTCGATGATGAGCTGCAGTCTCACTGCGCCCCTCCTTTCTCTGCTCGGGTGAGCAGGTCGGTGAGCCAGCCGGTCAGCATGGCTCGCATGTCAATACGCTCCTTCAGGAGCACGTTGCCGTCCCCGTCGGTGACCTCCGCCTCGGCCAGAGTGCCGGGCGTGCGGTAGACGGAGACCTTCAGGTTGTGGGCCTCGGCAGAGATCCACAGTTCGGACAGGAAGAGCAGGCTCAGGCTCGTGTCGTGCTCGACGACGACGGGCTGCTGGAACTGTGTCATCGGTGGGTCTCCTCGCCTTCCGGCACCAGGTGCCGCTCCTTGATGTGGTCGAATGCCATCGCCATCAGCACGGCGAACAGGTCGCTCGGCTCGATGTCGCACAGGTGCTCGTCGCACAACGTGCACGTCAGCTCCAGGTCCTGCTTGTCCCCCACCTGTAGCGCCTCGATGTTCCACAGCGCCGGGTGGATGGACAGCCGGGTGCGCTCGGCGAAGGTGCCGAGGTAGTCCCGCCCGAGCGTGGTGACGACGTCGTCGACGTCGCTGTAGTCCGGCATCCGGCTCTGCTCGATCTCCTCGTACATTTCCTGCACGCGGGTCATCGTCTCGTCGTAGTCCTTCAACTGCTGCTGTAGCGTGACGGCTTCGGTCGCGGCGGTGGTCATCAGTAGTCCCCCTCGGTGATGTCGATGACGTTCGGTTCCACGTGCTGGGCGAACACCTCCGGCCCGTCCTCGTGCTCCTCGCTGATCTGAGTCAGTCGCCCCTCCGCCTCCATCTTGCGGAGCAGGGTGAACGTCTCCTCGTCGTAGTCGTTCTGCACAGCCTGCTCGATCTGTGCGAACTCTTCGGGCGTGACGTCCTTAATCTCGAACGTCACGTAGCAGCGGCGGTTGTAGCCGATCTCGACGCTCGCCATCACCACTCCCCACTCACGCCGGTGGCCGGTTCGCTCGGCGTCTCGGGACGCTGTCGCTCGGGCAGGCCGAGTGCCGCGGTCTCTTCGTCGGAGAGCGTGAAGTGCTCGGCGGCCACGACCTGCGCCGTGTAGTCGTCGTCGAGGTAGCAGCCCCACAGGGACTCGACCTCTTCCCATTCCTCGCGCACCGTGCCGTCGCCCTGCAGCACGGACGAGCCGTCGTCGCTGAGCTTCGCCCACAGCGCGAGCCGTTCGAGGATGACGCCGTAGACCTCACCGTCCGCCCATTGGCGGTAGGTCTCGCGCTCCGCCTCGATCACCTCGGCCTGGCATTCGAGCGCGTCCTGCTCATAGGTCTCGTAGACGTTGGCCTGGAAGATGCCGTCGACCCGGGCGGGCCGGATGCGGGCGACCTTGCCGCCGCCCGGCACGGCGGGGAAGTTCTGGTGGAACGCCGACGGGTCGACGAACCAGTAGCCGCCGTGCTCGCTGTCGTACTCGATGTGCAGGCCGTGGAAGATCCGGGCCCAGCGCTCGACGTCGGACTCCCGCTCGATGCGGGACTGCGCCTCGGCGATCGGGATCGGCTCGTCGTGCACTGGCTCGACGTCGATGAGCCGCGAGTCGCCGCGGCCGTCGATCTTCACGAAGCCGGTCAGCATGTCCCAGTCCTTCCGCGGGTTCGTCGGGTCCAGGTCGGAGACGATGCGCAGCCGCGCCGTCTCGGTCAGCTCGATGGTCTCGATGGTGTAGTCGCTCACGGCGACCCTCCTTCCTCGATATCCCGGGGGATATCGGTCATGGGTGCTTCCGCACCAGCTCGTTGAACTTGTCCCGCGCCACGTTGAGGCGGAACGATCGGTACTCGGCGCGATCCTCCGCGCCTTGGGGGTTGGTGATGGTGATGCTCGTGACCCACGGCATCTCGAGGATGTCGGGGTCGTTGATCGGCGCGTGGCACAGCTCGACGACGACGCGGCCGTAGCTGCGCACGACGGCGTACTGCTCCCGCTCTCCGGCGATCAGCGACTCGGCGCGCAGCCACCCTCTGCGGTTGCGCTGCCCGGTCATGACTGGCCGGAATGAGGGTGCGCGGCCTTGATGTGGTGCTCGATGTCCTTCACCAGGGCGAACAGGTCGGCGTACTGCTGCGGCTCGTAAAGCTGCGTGTCGGTGCAGCGTGGGCACTGGTAGTTGCCGTCCTCGTCAGGCGCGAAATCCCGGATGGTGAGCGGCTTCTGCGAGTGATCCGTCGCGGCATTCACGGCGTCGACGACGCGATCTACCCAGCTGTTGAGTTCCGGGATGGTGCCCACCCAGAAAGCTCCGCCGTCGGGCAGGTCGATGCCGATCGCGTACTGCCCCGGCTCGACGACGTCCGCGCCGATCTCCTCGCCCGGCGCGTACCAGTGGACCTGGGCGCCCTTGGCCCCGGTCGTCTCGAAGTGTGATCCCACGATCATTCCTTTCCCGGCATGCGGACATGCCTGTTCAGTGATGGACTGAGCTGTCCGACCCGCCACCCTCCACTGGGGGAAGAGAGGGTGACGAGCCGCACGGATCAGTCGACGTTGCCGCCGAGGCTCCATGCTCGGGCGCCCACGGGAAAGCGCCCGTTCCAGCGACGGCGTTCGACCTTCTGCGTCGAAGCCGCCAGGGCGATGAGCGAGTCCTGTTCGCTCGTGGTGAGCGGAGCGGCCGGCGCGATGGTCGCGCCCTCCGTGCGCTCGAGGGTTGCGGTGCTCACGATGAGCTCCCTTCTCCGGCAGTGCCGGTCTCGGTGCCGCTGCTGCGGCGGTTGGTGAAGGACGACCCCAGCGTGAAGGCGTCCCAGTACAGGGCCATGAGCGAGGCGCGCAGCTGCAGCGGCGCGCTCAGGAATCCGGCGCCGAAGACCCGGATGCAGCGCTGCTCGGCGAGGTATCGCAGCGAGGGCTCGTCGACTCCGATCAGCTTCGTGACCGGGACACCGAGTTCGGCTTGTGCGTCGAGGTCTTGCACGACCTCCGCCATGAGTCGGAAGTCGGGATGGTCGGGCCGGTTCGGGTGCTCCGGCGTGGGGTTGGCGTCATGGAAGAACGCGCTCATCATGCTCCAATCGGGACGGTGTTCTTGACGATCAGGTGCCACTCGTTGCCGAGCTTCACCCGCTTGTGGTCGGGCGCCCGCCACGCCGGGGCGTGCGTCAGCATGCCTCGGGCGTAGGTGTAGCCGCCCATCGTGACGACCTCGGTCGCCGCGTGGTTCGTGTCCAGCAGGTACGGGATGTCGGCGGTGTCGCCCCGACGGGGGTCGGCCTCGTCGCGCTTCGGCATCCGGCGGTACTCGCCGTCCCGCTTCAGCGTCCGGGTCTCGAGCGTCGGCATCGGGATGGCGAAGATGTCACCCTGCCGCTTGACCTCCCGGCCCATGCTCTCGGCCAGCTTCACGCTGTCCGGCTTCAGCACCTCGTACGCCTCCTCGACGGTGGCCGGCTGCGACTTCGGCAGCTCGCAGAAGAAGTAGCTCGGCCGTGTCTCGTTGAGGTCGAACCCGCTGAGGTAGTACGCCCAGCGGCGCCGCGTGCCACGCACCCTGCCCGTACCACCGCAGCCGCGGCAGTCGGTGTTCCGGGCGTAGGTCTCCACGGTCCAGCCGACCGGCTGGCGGATGCCGCCGTTGCGCTCCATCACGAAGTCCTCGTAGCGCAGGTGCCTGGTCATGTCGTCCTCGGTGAGCGGGCCCAGCCCCTCCTTGCCGTCGTAGACCCAGCGCTCCTCGCCCTGGCCGGTGCCACCGCACCGCCTGCAGGTGCGCATGATCGGCTCGTTGACAGCCGCCCGGATGAGCGACGCGCCGAGCCAGTGCCGGCGCTGCACCCGCTCGAACACGTAGCCGAGCGGAGCGGTCGGGTCGTCGACGATATCCCAGGGGATATTGCCGTTCCGGCCGGAGACGATGCTCTTGCGCCCGGTGCGGCGACGGGATGCGGGCACCTCTTCCCAGACGCCGTGCCGGGCCCGGACGTGCACCTCCCGCTCGCGCCGCCGGATGCTGTACTGCTCCCAGCTCTCGCTGGTTGCATGGAAGGTGAGCGGCCCCGCGCACTGTTCGCAGGTCTCCTGCTTCGGTCGATCGCTGTAGTTGTACGACAGCCGGGCGAAGAACTCGCCGGTGCGGCTGTTGATCCAGCCGCCGTTGTCGTCGAACGCGTCCCACTCGTACTGCCATCGGCCCGGGTTCTCGGTGCGGGTGATCACCGTCTCGGTGTTCCAGTCCTGCTGGACGTCGATGATCTGCACCGTGGCTCGGTCGATGCCAGCCGCGTCGAGGGCGGCGTGCGGGATGATCACCACGGGCAGGCCGTGGCCCTGCACCGCCGAGCGCACGACCTGCTGATGCCTGGTCGTGGTGGGCGAGTACGTGTTGCCGTTGAGCAGCCAGCCGACGGGCCGCCGCTTGTCGTCCCGGAGGATGCGGCCCACCTCGAAGTGGTGGCCGTAGCTGTAGATGATGTCGCCCTCGTCGTGCAGGTTGCGACTGTCCAGCGCGGGGGCGGACTGCTGTCCATACAGCGCCCGCTTCATCCAGCGGCGGGCGACGTCGTCGTGCGTGTGGTGGCCCATGATGAACCGTTCCTTCCTCGATATCCCAGGGGATATCAGCTCGTTGATCAGGTGTTTCTGTCCGGCCGACTACGTCTAGCTTACCCGGTTTCGCGAGTAGCGCAAGACGCCTGCTTCTGCTCCTCGCGCCACAACTCCTCGTGTCCCGTGAGCGCCGGCAGACCCGCGGCGAGCGCCATCTCGTAGCCAGAGAGCAGCTCAGCGTGGCGCACGATGTCGAGCGCGGCCCGTGTCGCGTGATCGAACAGGGCGTGCTCCACCACGCGGGCGACGCCGACATCGTTGGATGACATGCCGCACCAGCTGCACTCCACGGCGTCGTCGTCGGTGAGTGCCTGTTCGACGACCTGCTGCACCGTCTCCACGCTCATCGCTCGTCTCCGTAGCCTCGGCGGAGCACGGTGAACGGCGCATCGGCCATGGCGCACAGGTTCTCGGAGGTGTACAGAGCTATCTCGCCGGTGACCAGCCAGTACTCGTCGCTCGCCCGCTCGGCGACGTCACCCTCGATGTCCCCGAACGGCGTGGTGACGATCGAGCCGACGGGCAGGGCGTCGAGTTCGGTCAACCCGGTGAGGGCGTACGGCTCGCCGGGCAGGACGCGGCCGTGGAGAAGCCCGGTCAGCGCCTCGTAGAGCATCATCTCGAGGTCGCTGGACTTGCCGGTGGTGCGGACCTGCGTCTCGTAGCGCTCGGTCGCGCGGCGGATCTGGCGTCGAGTGACGTTCACGCCGGGCCCCCCTCGTCGTCGGCCCAGGCGTAGTACAGCTCGCTGAGCTCCTGATACACCTGGTCCCGCTCCTCGGCTGTGGCGTAGTGCGGGAACCGCACGTGGCCGTTCGAGTCATCGAGGACCAGGAAGAACGGCGAGAACCATTCGCAGATCTTGCGCTGCAGGTAGGCGTCGTCGAGGCCTCGAACCTCGGGGTCGAGCGTCACCTTCCAGACGTAGCCGGTCGGCGCTTGGACGTCACCGAAGCTGTCCTCGGCGTCGAGCATGGCCACCTCGTGCAGCCATTCCTCGATGAGGTCGGCGTACTTCCCGGGGGACTGCTTCATGATGCGATCTCCGTTCGGATGTCGAACCGGGCCTGCGGGGTGACGGCTCGGGTGTCCTCGATGAATCGATGGGCGGCGGCCAGGCTCAGCCCGGTCGCCACCGTCTTGCGTTCGTTGAGGCCGACGACGCGGTACGTCTTGTCGGCCATGCGGACCTGATGCATCTGCTCGTCGGCGTTCGCGACCAGCAGGTCGCCGACGACGCGGCCCTGGTCGGGCGGCACGACGATGACGCCACCCTCCGGGCCGGACTCGAGCAGCTCCCGCTCCCACGGTGCGAGCGAGCTCATCGCTCCATCACCTCGTCGACGCTCTTCTGCGAGCGGGTGAGCTTGGACAGCATGGCCGCCATCTGGTCGCCCTGCTGGTTGATCTGCCGTTCGCGGCGGCGGGACGCCTGCTCCTGCTTGCGGGTGCGGTACTTCCCGGTGGGCCGCTTCGGCTCGTGCTCGTACGCCGTCGCCTCGCTGTAGCCGGACTCGCGGTGCGCCCGCTTGCGTGCCTTCTTCGCTGCGTTTCCCATCGTTCTCCTTCGGTTGTGGGGACTGATATCCCCGGGGATATCGGGCTCTGAGCGGCCCGACCCGCAACCCGGAACCCGGGTTACGAGCCGCATCGCTCAGCGTGTACGCGGGGCGTGCAGGTGCGTGCACATGGCGCTCACCTCCCTCGTTTGTTGACCGCCTGGCCACGTTCGTTGACCGGCCGGGGGGAAGATTCCTACACGAGGCCGTTCAGGCTGTGGCCGACGTGGCCTGGCAGAGCACACATGTCGTGGCGTCGTGCGCCCACTCGCGCTGATGCATGAGCACGGCGTCCAGCAGGCGGTCACGTTCATTGACCGCCTGGGATTCTTCCTTCCGGGCGGCGCGGACGGCGTCCCACGGCGCCCCGGAACGGGCGATCCGGTGACGTTCCCGGGTCGCCGTGACGACCCGCAGCTGAGCGTCGGTGACGGCGACCAGCAGCATGTGCTCCCACATGTTCACGGGGTCACCTCCCCGGTGACGACGTCGTGGCCGCGACCGTTGCCCATCGTGTCGGCGTCCCAGTAGCAGCCGGTGGAATCCTCGGTGGGGCACGGCGGGAGCGTGGACTGTTCGTTGACAGTACGCTCCGACGCCTGCAGCGAGGCGATCTCCAGCGCCCACAGGGTGAGCAGGGCGAACAGGATGCCGACGGCGAGCGCCCACGCGATGCGGTCCCAGCGGACCCTGAACCGGGTCACCATGCGAGCACCTCCCGGACGGCGGCGACGTAGCCGGCGACGATCAGGAACGCGGCGGACCCGACGATCGCGACCAGGCCGAGCATGGCCAGTGCCAGGACGATCCGGACGGCGTTCACAGCGCACGCTCCACAGCCTGCTCCAGCTTGCGGGACGCCGCCTCCCATTGGGCGGTGTACGCGCCGACACGGCGTTTCAGCGCGGCGATGTCGGGCCGTTGTTCGTTGAGTGACTGGCCGACGGCGTCGGTCGGGCCGTCGCTGTGACGGGCGGCGACCAGGTCGGCGCGGGCCCGCCGCAGGTTCGCGGCGGCGGTGCGCTCGTTGCGCTCCAACTTCCGGATGCTCGACATGGCGGCATCCCCTTCCTGAACAACCCCGTGGGTCGTTCGTTGACTGCTTGCACCGTACGCCGGGCGGCGGCGGTGTGCCGATATCCCAGGGGATATCGGTGTGCGCGGGGCACGCGACAACCCCGGGAGGATCGCTCCCCCCGGGGTTACCGTGCGTCACGCGGCGACGGTCTCGACGCTCGTACCGGCGGTGCGGGCGGCGGCGGCCGCGCCACGCTTCCGGGCGGCGGTCATGGCGGCCGTCAGCTCCGCGACGGCGGACGCGAGATCCGCGGTGTAGGCGCCGCCGCCGGTCAGGTACGCCGTCACGTTGCGCACCGCGGCGAGCGCTTCCGGTCCGGTCAGTTCCGCGATGAACGCGGGGCCGTCGGCGGGGTCGCTCTGCTTCGACTGACGGGGCTTGCTCGGCGCTTTCGGTGCCAGCACCTCCGCGCGCTTTGCTTCCAACGCCGTCATGGCGACTTCCTGCCGCTCCGCCACCTTCGACGTGTCGATGGGCTTGACCGCGTCGCGGATAGCCTTCCCCGCCGCGTTCAGTCCGACACGCTTTGCGGTGCGGATGACGTAGGCGACCTCGGCGGGGGAGCGCTTTGCCCACGCGCGGAGGTCGGTCCCAATGATGTCGGCGGCCGTCGTCGCGAATTTGGCGAGCCCGAGGTAGCGCTCCGACACGGGGTTGATATTCGGGTCCGCGCGGTGCGCGTCAGCCAGATCGGCGGCCATCGTCTTGACGTCGACCCCGTCGCCCAGAGCGGCGAACACGGCCAGCGCGCGGGCGACCAGCACCTTGTCGGTGTCCCCGTAGGCGGCGGACAGTTCGTGCAAGCGCTCGCGGCTGAGGTGCGTGACTTCGACGGGGGTCGTCTGCTGAGTGTCCATCGTGTGTCTCTCTTCCCGATATCCCGGGGGATATCGCTGGTCCGAAGCTTCCGGTTCGGTTCGGGCGGCGGCCATGGGCGGCCCCACATCACACACGTTACTCGCTTTCGGGAGTAACGCAAGCCGCCTCCGCGACCCGGACCCGATATCCCGGGGGATATCGACCCGGACCCCCACACCCCCGCCGAAACGAAACCGCCACCCGTGCCGGCCCCGATTGGTCGCTCATCGCTCACGTCCCAGATCGGCAGATAGCGTTATACACAATTCCTGGGAGAAATTCCGCCGGGGGGAAGTAGAGCGAGCGAAGCGCCAGCGGAGCCGAGCGACCGTCATGCGAGACGGACTCCAGCCGGGGTGGGAACGTCGATCTCGCATGGCGGACGCGACCCCTCCGCTGGCGCTCCGGGTCGCTCGCAGATGGTGCAGAAACCGGCCTCAGAAACCGAGGCAAACTCGCGTCGAAAAATCCGCACCTCGTGGGTTAGGTACTTTACTTCTATGTGGTGCACAGTGCACCAGGTTGAGGGGCCCAAACCTGTTCGTGAAATCACCAGGTTGAGAGGCGCCAACCTGGTGCACCATGCAGCAGGTTGAGGAGCGCGGTCAGAGCTTCACTCGAGCACCCTCGAGGTGCCGCAGTAGCAGTGCGCCCGGTTCGGGTCCGAGCTCGACGTGCGCCAGATGTGCTCGTGGCCCGATCTGATCGGCCCGCCCACGCTCTCGCGGTACTCGCGCCGGAACCGCTCGGCGGCCGCAGCGATCGCGTCGAGGAGGTCGAGCTGCGGGGTGCCGACGCCAGCGTTCGGGATCTGCTCGGGCGGCCGCGGCGGCGCGACGTACTCGTCGGGTTCGTTCTTCGTCATCGCAGGAAGCACCCCCTGTGCGGCGTGACGTGGACGGCGCACTTCAGGCAGCAGCGCTGTGGGTCGTGGTCGCACGGCGGCTCCTCCCAGAACTCGACGCGCTCGACGACGTCCGGCCACGGCGTGAACTCGTAGCCGGCACTCTCGCGGTGCGTGAGCATCAGCCGCCACAGGCCCCACGTCTGGATGACGACGTGGTGCACGTACGTGCCCTCCTCGGCCAGCTCCACCCACGGCACCGCGACCGGCCCCACCCGGTACGGCCGCGGCACGACGGGGTGTCGCGCCCAGCTCAGCTCCCAGCCGATCTTCCAGCCCATCGGATTGCTCATCCGTCTCTCCTCTTCCCGCAGGTCGTGCACACCCAGTACGCGGCCGCGCCCCGCGGCATCCGCGCCACCCACTCGTGCGTGTGCGGCATCTCGCGCAGCGCGCGCGTCGACGGCGGCGTCCCTTCGGCGTGCTCCAGCACCGTCTCGCTGATCGCACGGCCCAGCTTCATCGCGAAGAACGCATCGTCGATGTCGGCGACGCCCGTCCACGTGTACTTCTGGTCACCGATGGTCAGCTCCAGCCGGATCGGCTCGGCGGTCATCGCCGCCTCCCGCACGTCTGGCACTCCTGCATGCCGTCGCCGATCCACACCCAGTGGTGCTCGTGCAGCCCCAGCTTCCAGAGCACCTCCTCGGCCATCTGCTCCGGGGTCTGCTCACGCGACGGCAGGAACCGCTGGTGCACGACCACCTTGCCTCGCGTCGGCTTCCCATCGCGCAGCTCCCGCAGCCGGCGGCCCAGCCGCGGCCGGGTCGGGTTCGTCGTCCTCATCGCGCGCTCCTCCTCAGGCTCGTCTGGAAATCCTGCAGGTCGACGTGGATCACCGGAAGCCCCAGGCGGGACGCCTTCTGCACGCACGAGTAGGTGCCGCCGGTGGTGATCCGGGGGTCCCACACCGCGATCACGGCGTCCGCCGCGTCCAGCATCTGATCGTTGCGCTGATGCAGCGCCTGGACGGAGTAGTGCTCGGCCGTGAAGTGCTTCACCGCCGCCTGGCCGACCAGCGCGCGCCACGTCCGCTGCTGCTCGTGATGCCACTTCGCCGGCTGCTGCGGGAACGGGAGGTAGGCGTGCAGCTCGAGCTCGGCCAGCAGCGCGTAGTGCGCCCACCACTGGTCGGCGCCCAGCGCCATCCCGGAGATCGCCACCCGGGTGCCGTTGTCGTCCCGCAGCTTCACCGCCAACCGGCCCAGCTCCTGCTGGGCGTAGTCCTGCTGCTCTGGGTGGAGGTGCTGCGGCCGGTGACCGGTGACCATCACCTTCGGCCAGATCGACGCGGTGTGCTCGCTCATCGCGTCACCGGGGTGGGGATGAACTGCACGACGCCCACCGCCGCCGCCAGCGGGTTCGACATCCCGTCGTTCAGCGCCCGGCAGGTCGTGATCGCCATATCCAGGTTGCCTATCGGCATGATCCGGTCGGGCTCCCAGGTGTCCTGGATGGCGACCCCCTCGTAGTCGCCGCGCGCCAGGCCGACCCGGTAGCGGGTGCGGGGGTCTCGCGGGTGAGGCCAGAACCCGATCTCCGCGCGGTAGACGATCACCTCCACCGGCTCGACGCTCTCATCGATCACCGGCTCGCCGCGGTCATCGAGGACCGGGTCGCCATCCTCGTCCTCGAGGTAGGTGTACCGCAGCTCGACTTCCTGCGACAGGTCGATGCTGTTGCGGATCAGCTCGACCTCCTCGGCGCGCGCCCAGTTGTCGAGGTTCACGACGATCATGCGCGCCGCGGCTGCTCCCACCTCGGGGTACTGGTCCACGTTCTTCTTCGGCAGCTCGTACTGGGTGCCGCGGATCCGGGCGCGGACCTCCTGGAACGTACCGTCCTCCATGTCGTAGGTGCGGGTGCCGCCCACCTCGCTGATCAGCTTCATCGCTCTTCCTTCCTGTAGGGGTCTCTGCCTGGCTGGTAGTTCGGGTTGTCCGCGCCGCAGCGCCGGCAGGTCGGTGCCGACGAGCCGACACGTCCGTAGTAGGCGAACCAGTGTCGTGCACCGCTGTCGCAGTAGGGGGTGTGGGGGTCGCTCTTCATCTCGTCCTCATCTCGGATTCCAGGGCATGAACTTCGGGATCGCGTAGCGCATCATCCGCCCGGGCGTGCGCTCGTCCAGTTCGATCAGCAGGCCGTGGTCGACCAGCTCGTTCGTCGCTCGCTTCGCGGTGCCGCGGTCCATGCGGCCGCGGCTGGAGATCAGCGACTTGCTGGTGCGGGACTCGCCCGCGTTGTTCAGGTTGTCGGCGATGACGAACATGGCGATCACTGCAGGGTGGCTCAGCTCGAACGCCGCGATCGCTTCGCGCACGAACCAGTCGGGGGGAGGGGTGGATGCACCCTTCCGGCGCGGCGCGGGGACATATCGCGACGTCGCGCCTTTAGCCATCCGCGCGCCCACCGGCGCGCTGCTCGAGCCAGGTGTCGATGTCAGCCTGGCGGTATCGGACGGTGCGGTGGCCGAGCCGGACGTAGGCGGGGCCGGTGCCGGCGGTGCGCCAGTCCTGCAGGGCCGTGTTCGTCACTCCCAGCAGCACGCACACCTCCGCAGGGGTGAGCATTCGCTCCAAATCTGGTTCATTCTGGTCCATGCTGCTACCGTAGCATCATGGACCAATCGAATGAGATGCGAATCACCGAGGCACAAATGGAAGAACTCAGCACGCACCTGCGCGTCCAGATCGGTCGCGACTACGACCGGTCTCAGGTGCGAGACCGGATCGCCGCGCTCGAGAAGCTGTTCGCACTGCAGCACGGAGAGGGCGGCTTCGGCAAGCGGGTACTGCTGAAGGGGGCGGCGGTCGAGATCGAGATGCAGCGCTCCGATGTGGCGTTGGTCACGCTGCCGGTGACAGTCGCATTGCGCGACGAAGCTCTGCAGGAGTTCCTGGAGGCGATCGGGGTGACCCGTGACTGAGGAGTTGCCCGAAACCACGGAACCCGTCGACGACGTCGAAGCCCCCGACACCCGGGAGACGGCGGCCGGCGGCTGGTGCGCCCCCAGCGACAGTATCTTCGGCCTCCTCGCCGGGCCGGACATCACAGCCCGCCGCGGCGGGCTCACCTTCACCGCCCCGAGTTGGCCGAAGCCGGTCGACGAGATGACGAAAAAGGAACTGCGGGCCGAGGTGGAGTTGCTGCGCAAGATGCGGGACGGGCTGATCAAGGCGCGCGACAAGGAGTCGAAGCGCCGGCGGAAGGCGGAGCGGAAGGTCCGCCGCCTGGTGAAGCTGCTGGGGAGGATCGCATGACCTCGATCGACGATGACTGGCGGGACCTGCTCGCCGACCCGCCGGTGCCGCGCACCTTCGCCGAGCTGATGCGGATGATCATCCTCATGGCAGTCGAGGACTCCCAGGCCGCAGAGATGGACTACGAGGGTGGCAAGAGTGCGCGCCGCCAGTTCCAGGAGCGCGTCGGCTACGACATCTACGCCGAGGCGCTCGAGTTCCTGGATGCCCCGCTGTTCAATCTCCCGAACAGCCCGACGCATGGTGAGGTGCTCGACCAGGCCGAACCGCGCGCGGCGCTGTGGGTGATCCCGGCCGAGCTGAAGATGCTGCGGGAGGCGCTCTGTCTCGCGCAGACGGGAATGGGGATGCTGCTGGAGAACCCCGACGACATGGATGAGACAGCGCACCTCATCGCCCACCGAGAGTGCATCGAGGCCCTGATCGCCGAGATCGACCGGCACCGGCCGCTCGGCCCGGACGGGAAGCATGGCGAGCTGCACACGCCGACCTGCGGGTGCGATACCGTATAACGCATGGGCAGGAAGCTCGAGGGGGCCACGAAGCGCGAGACGCTCGTGGCCTTCCGGCTGAATGAGGACGAGCAGCGTGAGCTCGCCGAGAACATGGCCGCCCGTGGCATCCGCGAGAAGTCGACGTACTACCGGACGCTGCAGCGCGAGGACTCCGATCGTCGGCGCTGATAACGTCAAGACATGGCGAAGCACCTCGACGCAGACAAGCCTCTGACGAAGGCGCAGAAAGCCGCGGCCGCGGGGAACCCCCGCAAGCCGCGCAAGCCTGCGAAGGAGCGCATTCCTACGCTGCCGTCCACGGTGCACGACGTCGCCGAGCTGCCCAAGCCCTCCCAGCGCTCGGTCGCCGTGGTGAACATGCGGCTGGCCGGCACGCCGTGGCAGAAGATCGCCGACGAGCTCGGCTACGCCAGCGTCAAGGATGTCGAGCAGGCGTACATCGCGGCCCTGGCCGGGATGTACCCGGTCGAATCGTGGGAGACGCTGCGGCAGACGGAGGCGCTGCGCGCCGAGTTGCTGATCAACATCGCCCTGCCGATGGCGACCGCCGACTTCCTGGTCGACGCGAACGACCCGCGGGTGAAGATCCCGAACACCGAGAAGCGGCTCTGGCACGAGCAGGCGCTGAAGGCGGTGGCGCTGCACTCCACGATCACCGGCGCGAAGGCGCCGACCAAGGTCGAGGTCTCCGCCGACACTCAGGAGCTGAACGCCATGGTGCAGGTGCTGCTGCAGCAGCGCGCCGGCAGCGGCGAGGAGATTGTCATCGAGGAGGCGTCCATCTGGGATGTCGACGAGCTTGAACAGTCTGTGGAAAACCCTGTGGAGGAGTGATGGACAAGGATCTGGCCCGCAAGCTCGCCGAGCCCCGCAGGCGCAACGACGAAGCCGCCCTCCGCGCGCGCCGCGCGCACAACGAGGAGCTCGAACGCGCGGCGGAGCGCACCCGCCGCAAGCTCGAGCAGACCCGCCGCACCCGACTGCACAGCTTCGGGCTGGCCGGCGGCCGCCGCACCTTCCCGGCGGAGGACTGATGGCCGGCGACGGCTGGCGCAAGGTGATCTCTGACGCGGTCACCGCGCGCGCCGCGCACACCGCGGCGAACCACCGCGGCGCCTCCGACCAGAACCGGATCTCCCGCGTCGGCTTCGCCGTCGACGCGCACGTCTTCCTGGTGCGCGCGGCCAAGCGGCGGAAGATCTCGCTGAGCGGGTACATTCGTCGTGCGACCATGGCGCAAGTCGCGGCCGACCTCGGGATGGATCCGCGAGAGCTGTTCGAGCTGGACGCCGCGATCACGCCGATCGGCCGCCGGGGGTCGACCCCGACCAAGGATCTTGACGGGGAGCTGTACGGACTGTGGGGGTGCCAGGGTGACACTGCTGGAGCCGGCGAGCGCTGACCTGCTGTCGCGCATGACCCAGCTGCCGAAGGTGCAGCAGGAGGAGGTCATGCGCCGCTACCGGGCGAAGACGTCCAAGGAGCGGCAGATCTGGTACTGCCAGCGCGGCCGCTCCTGCGACGGCGACCCGCACGAGGGCGCCCCGTACCAGCACGCGCGCGCCGACCAGTGGCCGCCGCCCGGGGTGGACTGGGATGTCTGGTTCTTCATGGCCGGCCGTGGCGCCGGGAAGACGAAGGCCGGCGGCAACTGGGTGCGTCAGATGTCGAAGGTCGCGCCCCGCATCGCGCTGATCGGCCGCCGTGGTAAGGACGTCCGTCAGACGATGGTGGAGGGCCCTGCCGGTCTAATCCGGGCGTGCGAGCTGGCGGGCGAGTCGTACGACTGGAAGCCCGCCCTGATGCAGTTCACGTTCGAGAACGGCGCGCTCGCGCTCGGGTATTCGGCGGAGGAGCCGGAGTCGCTGCGTGGCCCCGAGCACGCCGCGGGCTGGCTCGACGAGCCGTGCCACATGGCCCTGATCGAGGAGGTCTGGTCGAACTACGGCCTGGGGCTGCGCGCCATGGGTGTGCCGGGCGGCGCGAAGACGCTGCTGACCAGCTCGCCGCTGCCGATCAAGTGGACGAAGGACCGGATCGCGGAGAAGGGGCAGGTGCTCACCGACGATCTGGGTGAGCCGCTGGTCGACGAGGAGGGCGAGATCCAGCGGGCGCCGCGCACCGTGCTGGTGTCGGTGCCGACGTCGATCAACCTGAAGAACCTGGACCCCGGCTACAAGCGCCGCGTGATCAACCCGCTCCGCGGCACCCGCAAGGGCAAGCAGGAGCTGGACGCCGCGCTGCTCGAGGACGTCGAGGGCGCGCTGTGGGAGGCGGCCTGGCACAAGCGCAAGAAGTACAAGCGGGAGCAGTACGACCGCGTCGTCATCGCGGTGGACCCGGCGGGCACCAACAAGAAGACCTCTGACCTCACCGGCATCGTCGTCTGCGCCCGGGTCGGCGTCGGCGAGGAAGCCCGCTACGTGGTGCTCGCCGACTACTCCGGCCACTACACCCCCGCGGGCTGGGCCACCAAGACGGTCGAGCTGTACAACAAGTTCCAGGCCGACGCGGTCGTGATCGAGCGTTACGGCGGCGACTCGGCCGAGACCATCCTGCGCAAGACGAAGGACCCGGAGACGGGGAAGAACTTCCGCGGCAAGATCTCCCCCGTGAACGCGGTCGCCGGCAAGAAGCTCCGCGCCGAGCCGATCGCCGCACTCTACGAGCAGGGCATGGTCGACCACCTGGAAGGCGCCAACCTGGCCGAGCTCGAGGATGAGCAGCTGACCTGGGTGCCGGACGCCACGAAGGAGTCGCCGAACCGCATCGACGCCTGCGTGCACGGCATCGCCGATCTGTCCGGCCGCCGCGTCGCGCGCGGCTCGGCTGCGAAGCCGCCGTCACGGCGCCTCAGCGGCAGCGCGCCCAACCATGCCCCCGGCTCCGCCTACGCCCGCCGCAACGCCCTGAAGGGACTCCGCAAGTGATCGAAGTGACCTGGGAGAACGTGCCCCTGATCGCCCTGTCGTTGCTGGTCGCCGTGCTCGGCGTCGCTCGGCTGACCGTGGTGGTCGTCTACGACGACTTCCCGCCGGCGGCCTGGTGGCGCGAGAAGTGGCAGATCATCACGGCCGGCACCGACTGGGACAAGCTCTTCACCTGCTGGTGGTGCTTCTCGTTCTGGGTGGCGCTGGTGTGCGTCGGCTGGTGGATCCTCGGCCTGTACGTGCTGTGGGCGGCGTGGTCCTGGTGGATCTTCTGGGGCACTTTCGCCCTGGCCTACCTGGCGCCGATCGTGATCCAGCGCGACGGCCGCGACTGAGGTATGCTCGGCGGTGGCCGCTCCCACTCGGCATCCTCGCGCCGAGGAGCGTCCGCCCCAGCCATGAAGCCCCGGAGGCCCCAGCTCCGGGGCTTCTGCTATGTTGGGCTGCGGCTGAGGTAGCCTGAGCCCGCTCCTGCAAGGGCGACAGTGAGACCCCGGAGGGCCTGCCTCCGGGGTCTCTGCTATGGTCCAGCCATGCTCCCCTGGTGGTTCTGGATCTTCCCCCTCGGCATCGCCGTCGTCTGCGTCGGATATCCGGTGTTCGTGAACCGGCTACGCAGGAAGTAGGCTCATCCCGACTGGGTTCGGTCCCGGCTCATCGCCAGCTCCGACGAAGAACGCCCCCGCGTGTAGCGCGGGGGCGTTCGTGCGTGTGCAGAAACTCCTGGCTATGATGCCACCCAGGGGGCGCGTAGGCGCCGAGCTGCGATGTGAGGGGTCGGAATGCCGCGTAGGGAGCGCACCGTAGCTCGACGGTCATCGATGGTGGCGTCGGCGCGAAGCTACGGCACTCGCCGAGCCGACAAGAAGGACGAGGAAGGCAAGGCCCGCGGCGGCGAGCAGTGGCAGCGTGACTGCTGGGACTACTACGACCTGATCGCCGAGTACGCGCAGGCGTGCAACATCCAGGGCGCACTGCTCTCGCGCGCCAAGCTCGTCGTGATGGAGCTCGGCGAGGACGGGGTCTGGGCGCCGTCGACCAACCCGTTCGCGCTCGCCGCCCGAGACGAGCTGTACGGCGGCGAGGACGGTCAGGCGGAGATGTTCCGGCTGTTCGGGATCAACTTCTCCGTCACCGGTGGCGCGTGGCTGATCGGCCCGATCGGTGCGCCCGACCCGGACGCCGACAACGGCGGCTGGCGGGTCATCGCGGAGACCGAGATCCAGAAGAACGCCTTCGGGCAGTGGAAGGTCAACGGCAAGCCGCTGGAGGGCGACTGGCTGAAGATCCATATCTGGCGGCCGCACCCGAAGAACCCGAAGAAGTCGACGTCGCCGTCGCGGGCGACGCTCCCGGTGCTCAGCCAGATCGTGCAGCTGCGCAAGCGCACGTCGGCGCAGATCGATTCGCGCCTCACCGGTGGCGGCGTGTGGCTGCTCCCGGCGGAGACGGAGTTCCCCGCGCAGCCCGGCCGGCAGGTGAACCCCGGCGATCCGCCGACCACCCGAGACTCGGTGATCGCCGGCGACGCGAACGGGATGATGGACCTGGTGGCGGATGCCGCCGAAGAGGCCATCGAAGACCAGCAGTCGGCGTCCGCGCGGCTGCCGATCATCGCCACCGTGCCCGGCGAGTACATGCAGCACGTCAAGGAGCCGATCAACTTCTGGTCGGACCTCGACAAGACCGCCCCCGCGCTGCGCAAGGAGCAGCTCGAGGCGATGGCGAACGGCATGGACGTGCCGCAGGAGGTGCTACTCGGCGGCAGCGGCTCGAACCACTGGAACATGTGGCTGGCCGACGAGAACACGATCAAGATCCACGGTGAGCCGACGCTGCAGATCATCGTCTCCGGGATCACGCAGAAGTTCCTGCGCCCCGGCCTGAAGGGGCTGGTCCCCGACCCGACGCGGTTCAAGTTCGTCGCCGACACGTCGCAGATGCGCCTGCGCCCGAACCGCTCGAAGGAGGCCATCGAGCTCAACCGCGACCTGATCCTGAAGGACGCGACGGTGCTGCGCGAGAACGGCTTCACCGAAGAGGACCTGATGACCGACGAGGAGATGAAGCGGGCCATCATCCGGCGCGCGTCGCTCGGTCAGACGACGCCGGAGCTGGTCGCGTGGGCGTGGTCGAACCTCGGAATCGACGTTCCGGCCGAGCTGATGGACCAGCGGGACGCCGTCGAGGCCCGCCCGGCGCCGTCGCTCGAGGAGCATCCCGTCAGGGACCTGCCAGAGCGCCCCGAATCGCACACCGCGAGCGCGAATCCGCTGGTCTGGGCGGCCGAGCAGATCGTCGACCGCGCTCTGCAGCGCGCCGGCAACCGGATCAAGACGAAATTCGGCATCAAGGATGCCCCGACGGGCGCGAACCGGCTCTACCAGCACGTCGAACTGTCGATCGGGGACCTCGACGACCTGCTGAAGGACGCCTGGGACGGCTGCCACCTCGACGATTACGGCGTCGACCCGGCCGAACTGCAGCGAGCGCTCGACATCTACACGCGAGCGCTCGTGATGTCGCGTCGGACGCCGGATCGAGCGACCCTCGGGCGTGCACTTCAGCTGCTGATGCGACAGAATGCCGCCTGAACGGGACACGAACAGGGAGAATCGGGACATGGCTGACGAAAACGGGCACACGAAGCGCCTCGCGATCCAGTTCGAGCACCGCTCCGACGGTGGCCCGGCACTTGTGGGCCCCTTCGCCGACGAAGACGCAGCCAACGCGGCTCTGAAGGAGCTTCTTGACGCGGATGTCGACTTCGAGGCGGCCTTCGTCGCATTCGAGCCAGTCTCCGACCTCGTCGACACCGGCACGCACCCCGACATGCTCGCCGAAGATGACGAGATGCCCGTCGATGAGCCCGAGGAGGACGAGGAGCTCATCACCGAGATCCCTGTGCACGGCGTGGCGACCCTCGAAGGGCGCCCGACGGGTGACGGCCGCGGCTTCCGGCCCGGTGCGATCTCCTTCGGCCGCCTCCCCGCGCCGCTCGGCTACGAATTCGAGCACGGGCACGGCTCCGACAACTCCCGAGTGGCCATCATCGGCCGGATCGACGAGTTCTTCACCGTCCCGGTCGAAGGCGAGGAGGACGTCTTCGAGGTGCGCTGGCGCGGCGTCATCTCCACCACCTACGAGAGGTCGGCGGAGGCGATCGAGCACATCATCGACGGCTCGTATCGGGGACTGTCGGTCATCGTCGACTCCGTGGCCGTCGACGTCGAGGAGGAGCGCGAGGAGATGCGCGCGCGCATCCTCGCCGACCAGGAACGGCTCGAACCGGCGGCCGAAGGCGACGACGAGCCGCGGAAGATGACGCCGGAGGAGATCGAAGACCTCCTGGACGCCTTCATCGGCGACGGCACGCAGCCCACGACGTGGTTCAAGCTCGCCCGGGTGCGTCGATTCGACATGGTCCCCACTGGCGCCTTCCAGGAGGGCGACATCTGGCTGGGCCACGAGTTCCCTGACGAGCTGACGCCGGAAGCGATCACCGCCTCGGTCCAGGCGCTCGAGGACTGCGGCTGCGACGACTTCAAGCTGGAGGATGTCGACCTGTCGCAGCTGAGCGTCGAAGATCTCGACGCTTTCGACGCGCTCACCCCGGCCGAGCAGCTCGAGTTCGCGCGTGAGCGCGGCCTGGTCGCCGCGGCGTTCGCCCCCGGCACGAAGGACGGCCCCGGCTGGATCACCCACCCGATCCCGACCGCACGCATCCGCCGCTACTGGGTGCGCGGCAAGGGTGCGGCGAAGATCCGCTGGGGCGTCCCCGGCGACTTCAACCGCTGCCGCATGCAGCTGGCGAAGTACGTCCAGAACCCCGAGTGGCTGGCCGGCCTGTGCGCGAACATGCACAAGGAGGCCATCGGCGTCTGGCCCGGTCAGGAGGCCGGCGGCCGCGGCGACCACTCGCTGGTCGCATCCGCCGCGCCGCTGTTCTCGCTGACCGCCGCCGTCGCCCCCGTCGACGCCCGGTACTTCAAGGAGCCGGAGAACATCCTCACCGCCGGCGGCCTCGTCATCGACGGTGACCACGTGTACGGCTACATCGCTGAGTGGAACAAGTGCCACATCGGCCAGCCGGAGGGCCCCGGGTCCTGCACCTACGCCCCCCGCTCGCGCACGAACTACGCCTTCTTCCGCACCGGCAACGTGATGACGACCGAGGGCCCCGTGCCGGTCGGGTCGATCACCATGAACACCGGCCACGCGGACGGCGACCTGGGCATGGCGGCCGCTGTCGCCCACTACGACAACACCGGCACCGTGATCGCCGACGTCGTGGTCGGTGAGAACAGCCGTGGCGCCTGGTTCTCCGGTCGGCTGCGCCCCGGCGTCTCCGACGACGACGTGTACGCGGCCGCAGCATCCGGGCAGATCTCCGGCGACTGGCGCTGGGTCGGCTCGAGCTACGAGCTCGTCGCGGGCCTGGTCGTCAACGTCGGTGGCTACGTGGTGCCGAACCCGGCGCTGACGGCATCCGCGATGGGCATCGTCACGATCACTGCCGCCGGCATCGCCGAGCACGAGGCGCCCAGCGAGGAGCAGGTGGCCGCGACGGCGGCCATGGAGCTGACGCCCGCCGTGGTCTCCGAGATCGCGGTAGCCGCGGTGGAGGCGTACATCCTCACGAACCAGCGGCAGGCGCTCCTGGAGGAGCTGGCCCCCGCGCGCGAGGAGCTCCACCGCCACCAGCTGAGATACGCACGACAGAAGCTGTCGCTGCTCGAAGGGAGTCGCTGAGATGGGCTGCGGGTGCAAGAACAGCTCGACCCGACCCGCCCCGTGGGGGGTCAAGATGCCCGGCCCGGAGGGTCGGATCAAGTCGTACTCGTCGGAGATCACGGCGCGCGCCGTCAACCAGAAGGTCCCTGGCTCCGTGCTGATCCCGCCGGTCACGGCGTCCTGAGTTGACACGCGCTTCGCGCGCGTGCCATGCTCTCCCGCAGAAGCAGTGCCTCACTTCCGGCGTAGCCGGGTGATGATCCAGGCCAATAGGCCCAGTCGAACCATCCCCGTTTTCGTCTACCAGGGAGTGACCCACATGTTCACGATGCCCAGCCCGGAGGATCTGGCGAAGCTTTCGCTCGAGGAGATCTCGGCGCTCTACGAAGAGGCTCACGCCGCCGCGATCGAGCTCAACAAGATCCCCGACGACAAGATCACCGCCGACGAGGCCCGCGAGCTCGTGCAGCTCATCAACGACCTCGGCACGCTGCACGACCGGATCGAGGAGCTCGAGACCGAGGCCGCCGGCGCCGCCCCCACCGCCGAGGAGATCGCCGCCGCTCGCGCCGCGCTCATCGCCCCCGAGGAGTCGGCCGAGGCCGGCGCCGAAGAGGGCGCCGAAGCTGGCGAGGAGGAGGGCGCCGAAGTCGACGCCGAGGCCGGAGCCGAGGTGAAGGAGAAGGAGGCCGTGCTCGCGGGTGCCGCGCGCAACGCCGGCCGCTCGTTCGCCTCGCGCGCGCAGCGCAACGGCGGCAAGCAGGACACGCCGCCCGAGCCCGACCCCAAGCTCGAGGCGAAGAGCAAGGCTCTCTCGATCCGCGCCGCGGCGAACGTCCGCGGGTTCTCGGTCGAGCAGGAGCTGTCGCTCGACGAGCTCGCCGTGGCGTACGCCAACCGCGCGAAGATGTTCGCCGGCGGCGGCCGCGGCTCGCAGACCGGCCGCAAGGCGCGCGCACGGGCGGGCACCTACGGCGCGTCGCACGCGCTCTCCGACTCGCACCAGCGCTTCGCGGTCGCGAAGCTGCAGAAGCCGGAGAACGAGTTCACCATCACCGAGAAGATGTCGGCGGAGGACCAGTTCGACCTGATCCGCAAGGCCGCGTCGGAGAAGCGCCTCGGCGGCGGCTCGCTCGTGGCCGCTGGTGGCTGGTGCGCCCCGTCCGAGCAGGTGTGGGGCTTCCTGGAGCTGGAGTCGGCCGACGGCCTGCTCTCCATCCCGGAGGTCACCGCGCGCCGCGGCGGCATCTCGTACACCAAGGGCCCGCAGCTCGGTGACCTGCTCATCGCCTCCGACCTCGGCTGGGTGATGTCCGAGGCGGAGGTCGAGGCCGGGACGCTCGAGAAGCCGATCTACGACATCGAGTGCCCCGACTGGGACGAGATCCGCCTGAAGGTCACCGGCTACGCCATCCGCGCCGGCCTGCTCACCGAGTCGGCCTACCCGGAGCTGCTGCGCCGCTACCTCGGCCTCGGCCTCATCGTCCACGCTCGCCGGATGAACAAGCTGACGATCGACGCCATCTCGACGATCATCGGCGCGGCCACCGTGTTCACGCCGGTCGGCGCCCAGCCGTCGGCGACCGCCGACCTGCTGGCGGCGATCGAGCTCGGCGCGATCCGCATCCGCGAGCAGTACTCGATGCCGCTGAACAGCACCGTCGAGGGCGTGTTCCCGCTGTGGGCGCTCGCCGTGGTCCGCTCCGACCTGTCGCGCCGCCTCGGCATCGACCCGTCGTCCGGCCTGTCGGTTCCCGACTCGGCGATCGTGCAGTGGTTCCGTGACCGGAAGGTGAGCGCGCAGTTCGTGCGCGACTACCAGCCGATCAACAACGGCGCGCTCAACGTGGCCGGCGGCACCGACGCCTGGAAGGCGTTCCCGAACAAGGTGCAGTTCATGCTGTACCCGGCCGGTTCGTTCGTCCGCCTCGGCACCGACGTGATCGACCTCGACACGGTGTACGACACCGACAACCTCACGAAGAACCAGTTCCTGGCTGCGTTCTTCGAGGAGGGCTTCGAGGTCGCCAACACCGGCGGCTCGGGCGTGAAGTACGAGGTGGGCCTGCCGAACCTGTTCGGCTCGGTCGGCTACCCCGGCATCGGCGCCCTCGCCAACGTCGCGCCCACGCCGTAAGTCCTGTCCCTGGGGGGTACGGGCCCAGTGCCCCCCAGGGCCTCACTCCGTTAGGAGGTGGGCATCATGGCAGGACCAGAGCTTCCCATCGAGGCGCCGCCGCGCGAGCGCCGCCTCGGCGGCATCGCGGACGTCGCCTCTTTCCGCCGCAACGAGCGCCTCGGCGCAGCGGAGGGCATCGTCTACCAGTCGAACGGCTGCACGTTCCCCTCGACGGAGGAGCTGCGCTGCTACGCGGACCCGACGCCGCCGGACAAGGAGTCCGACGGCATCGACATCGAGTTCGGCATCGGCAAGCCCTTCACGATCTACGGGTCGGTGAAGTGCAAGGTCGGGCCCGACCCCGACGAGGTGGAGCGCGCACAGGCGATCCTCGAGCTCGGTCAGGACCGGATGCTCGAGGACGAGCTGGAGACGTGGGCGGCGGGCGGCACTGCGCTCACCGCCGGCGCCAACATCGTCGAGTCGGTGGCCCGCGTGGAGCAGGCCCTCGACAGCCAGTACCTCGCCCGCGGCGTGATCGCCATGAGCCGGTACGACGCCGTGCTCGCGAAGGCGGCCGGCGCGATCGACGAGGACGAGGCGACCGGCAAGCTGCAGACGATCAACAAGACGCCCGTCTTCGCGTCGGGCTTCTTCTCGATCGGGACCGTCTACGGCCTGGGCTCGATCGTCGTCGAGCACTCCGACCCGGTCGTGAACGAGACCGTCGACCTCTCGTTCAACCAGCACTACGGGCTCGCTGAAGCGGTCTTCGCGATCGCGGTCGACTGCGAGTTCCGCGTCAAGTCGACCATCACCGCACCCTGATCTGAGGAGATCATCATGGCACCCAACATCCGAGTCCCCGAGGGCTACGTCTTCGTCCCGCGCCAGCGTGGCGTGAACGTGGCGCTGCAGCTCATCGAGGCAGCCGACAAGGTCAAGGCGAACCGCCACGAGTCGGTTCGCACGGTCTCCGGCGGCTACCACGTCACCCAGGAAGTGGCCGACGCCTATCAGGCAGCACTGCCCGAGGTCGACGACAACGACGCTTCGACCGAGACCGACGAGGAGAAGGCAGCACGCGAGGCGGCCGAGGCCGAGGCGGCAGCGAAGGCGGAGGCCGAGGCGGCTGCGAAGGCCGAGGCCGAGAAGCGCGGCTACCCGGACGGCGACCCCAACGGCGACTGGACCGTCAAGCAGCTCGAGGCGTGGGCCGAAGCCCGCGACCCGAAGGTCGACCTGGGCTCCGGCAACAAGGAGTCGAAGCTCCAGGTGGCGCTCGACTCGCTGAAGTCCTGAGACCTGGACACGGAACCACTGAGAGGAGAGTGAGAGATGCGCAAGTCGCAGTCCACGTCATACCTGCAGGGGCGTCGCATCCGCATGACGCGGCTCGATGCGTGCTTCCGCCCCGTCTACGGCGATGATTCCGTCGCGGTCTCGAAGGGCTTCGTGTCGGTGTCGTACACCGCCAACACGGTCGAGTCCGACGAGATCAACCAGCAGAACGCCTCCGGCGAGGTCTGCCTCTACGAGCCGAGCCAGCCGTCGCTGACCGGCTACGGGGTGGAGATCGTCTTCTGCGAGGTCGACCCGGAGCTGTTCTCGCTGGTCACCGGCCAGGAGGTCTACCTCGACGGCGACGGGAACCCGATCGGCTTCTCCGTCGGCACTGACATCGACATCTCGGAGAGCCGGTTCGCGTTCGAGCTGTGGATGGGCACGAAGAAGACCGACACCTGCGCGAACCCCAACGCACAGGGAAAGTACGGCTATCTCCTGCTCCCCGCGCTGCAGGGCGGCATCGTCACCGACTTCGAGGTCCAGAACGGCGCGATCAACTTCACGATCACCGGCGCGGCCACCCGCGACGGCAACCAGTGGGGCAAGGGGCCGTTCAACGTCATGCTCGTCGGCGGCAACCCGGCACCGCTGGTCACGGCGATCAGCCCGCAGAAGCACCTGCTGCTGATCAACGTCGAGGTGGCGCCGCCGGAGCCTTACGTGGGCACGCGCCCGCTGATGGACCCGGAGGCCACCCCGATCACCGCGATCGTGGCAGCCGAGGGCGCCTCCCCCATGGAGGCGGCTTTCACCTTCACCGGCGGCAGCACCGACCCGGTGTGGACGGAGTTCGGCGACGGCACGTGGGACTTCGTGGAGCCCGGCAGCGCCGGCGCCAGCCACGTGTACGCCGCGAACGGCACCTACACGGTGCGCGCGACGTCGAACGGCACCTGGGTGCAGACGACGGTCACCGTCCCGTTCCCCTGATCGAGGACCCGACGAACCCCACCTGGCGAAAGCTAGGTGGGGTTCGTCGTTTCCGGCTATCCTGATCTCGTCTCGCCCAGCCTGGAGGAAACATGGCCACCCGCATCTCGAACGCCGCCCGTTCCGCCGCCGCCGATGGCATCGTGGATCTCCTCGACGCCGGGGCCGGCCCGGGCAAGATCGAGATCCGCACCGGTGGCCAGCCCGCGTCCGTCGGCGCCGCCGCGACGGGCACTCTGCTCGGGACGCTGACGCTGTCCGACCCGGCGTTCGGGGCTGCGGTGAACGGGGTTGCCACCGCGGGCGCGATCACCGGCGACACCGCCGCCGACAACACGGGTGTCGCCGGGTGGTTCCGCAGCTATGACTCGAACAACAACGCCGTCATCGACGGCAGCATCACCGTCACCGGTGGCGGTGGCGACATGACCCTGGACAACATCAACATCGTCGCGGGTGGTGCGATCAACGTCACCTCCTGGACCGCGACGATGCCCGCTGGCTGACCTCTCCCGCCGCGCTCGGTAGCCTGAGCGCTAGAACGCCCGGGGAGGTGTGGACTGATGGCTATCGCGATCCGCGCGACGGGGACGCCGTTGGCATCCGGCCTCCGCTCAACATCGACCGTCCCGATGCCCGCCGGGCTGGCTGCCGGCGACGAGGTCCGCATCGTCGTCAACGCGGGCATGGATGGGGCGACCGCACCGACGATCGCCCTTGGCTCCGGCAACCCGGCGCAGCTGGTCGCCACCGTCACATGGGGGGACGGCACCTACACGGTGCGGCACTCGGCGTACCGCTACCGCTACGTCGGGTCCGGTGATCCGGCGTCCTTCTCGTTCACCCACCAGAACGCCACCTCGGATGGCGTCGCGGCCGCATACTCCGGGGTTGACGCCACCACGCCGGACGACGCGGCCGCGGTCACGACGAGCATCGCGAACACGGGGCCGGCGGGCTACATCGCCATCCTGAACGGCATCACCACAGTGACGGCGGGCGCCATGCTCGTCGTCGCGCGCGGCTCATGGGACGGTCTGCCGATCACTCCGCCCGCCGGATGGACCGAGCGCGTGGACCAGCCCATCACCTGGCTCGGAGACCAGATCAAAGCCACGGCTGGCGCTACGGGGAACATCGAGATCCCCGCCGGCTCGAACGCTGGCGTCGCGCCTGGCAGTGGCATCGTCATGGCCTTGCGGCCGGCCAGCGGCGTCAGTCCCGTGTCCGGCGCGATCGCGTCAGTGTTCCCCGGCTTCACGCAGTCGGCACAGGGCGTTGTGACCGCCCCCGCACGCACGGGCGTTGCGGCATCTGTCTTCCCTGCGTTCACCCAATCGGCACAGGGCGAGACCCAGGTCCCGGTGTTCAGCGGCCAGGCGGCGTCCGCCTTCCCCGCATTCACGCAGCAGGCGACCGGCGAGTACGACCCGCCGGTCTTCAGCGGCGAGATCGCGTCCGTCTTCCCGGCGTTCACGCAGCAGGCGCTCGGCGAGGGCGTGCCGCCGCAGTTCGTCGCCGTCGCGGCATCCGTCTTCCCCGCATTCACTCAGCAGGCCGAGGGCGTCGTCGAGAACCCGCAGGGGCGTACCGGCCAGATCGCGTCGGTGTTCCCGGCGTTCACGCAGGCGGCGGAGGGGGCCGTCGAGCCCCCTCCAGGGGTGGTCGGCGAGATCACCTCCACCTTCCCCGCGCTCACCCAGCAGGCGGACGGCACTGTCGAGATGCCCGCGCGCACCGGCGAGATCGCTTCCACCTTCCCCGCGCTCGTCCAGTCCGCAGCGGGCACAACGAAGCCTCCGGGGCGCACGGGGGAGATCCACTCCGTCTTCCCCGCGTTCACCCAGCACGCCACCGGAGGCGGCGAGGTCACCGAATGCTGGCCTGACGATGTCGACGTCGCCGCGACACGCCCGCGCTACGCTGTGACTGCAATGCGCCCGCAGTACGCCGTCCGGGCAGAGAGGCAGTGCTGAGATGACCGACTTCGACTTCACGATGAAGCAGACCGACACCGACCCGGTCATCTTCACCGCGTTCGAGCCGGGATCGAACACGCCTGTCGACCTGACCGGGGCTACCACGCAGATCCGGGCGCGCCAGCGGGGCGGCCCGTCCGTCCCGCTTCCTCATGTCGTCGAGGGGAGCCCGGTGAACGGCCAGCTCCGATGGACACCGGCCGGAGAGCTCGGCCCGGGTCCGTGGGACTACCAGATCCATGCGGTCAGCGGCACCCTGGACCGCACCTTCCCGACGGTCGGATCCGGCTCGTTCCTGATCGAAGCGCCCATCCCCGCGTAGGAGTCCCGATGACCATCTGCTACCCCGCCACCACCGACTGGTCGTGCTACGGCGACGACACGGAGATCTCCCGGCTGGACCCCGCGATCAAGGCCCGCTCGGAGGCGCTGGCCTGGTACACGCTCGCATCGCTGTGCGCGTGGCGGATCGGCGTGTGCCCCACCACGATCCGGCCGTGCGCCGCAGGGTGCGCCGCGGCGGGCAGCTGGTCACAGGCGGTCGTCTCGTCCGCGCACGTCTCGGCGCTCCCGCTGCAGACCATCGGCGGCATCGCCACCCCGTACGTGACCAACGGCCAGTGGGTGAACGGCTGCCCGTGCAGCAGCCCCGCGAGCTGCTCCTGCAGCCAGCTCTCCGAGGTGATCCTCCCGGGCCCTGTTGGCGGCATCGAAGAGGTCACGATCGACGGCATCGTCATCCCCCCGAGCGCCTACCGCGTGGACGACGGGAATCGGCTGGTGCGGATCGACGGCGACACCTGGCCGGTCTGCCAGGACATGACCGGCCCCGGCTTCCAGGTCACCTACTACCGCGGCGCCATGCCGAACGAGCTGACGAACTACGCCGCCGGCGTCCTCGCCGCCGAGTTCTACCGGGCCTGCGCGAAGGGCAAGTGCCGACTGCCGCGCGGCGTTACCTCCGTGGTCCGTCAGGGCGTCACCGTCGAGATCCGGCAGGACATGTGGGAGGGCGGCATCACCACCATCCCCGAGGTGGACGCGGTGATCAGCATCTACAACCCGAACCACCTGCGGCAGGCCCCGCGGGTGCGCACGCCGGAGACCCGCCGCCGCGGCGGCCGCCTCACCACGTGGGGTGCGAGCTGATGGGCGAGCTGGTCAACGACGATATGATCTACCCGATCATGCTCGAGATGGCCGCGTGCCTGAAGGCGGAGTACGAGGATCAGATGAGCGAGCCGGCACTGGTGGCCGGCGAGTTCATCCCCGTCGACTTCGGCGACGAGTGCAGCAAGGTGTCGGGCTTCGTGCGCCTGGTCACCAGCTACCCCTCCGAGGGGAACTTCCCGGGGCCCGAGGCGACCGCGCAGCCGTGCGGCGCCACGCTCGCGTTCCAGCTGTTCGTCGGCGTGATGCGCTGCCCCCCGGAGATGGACAGCGAGGGGTGGATCGACCCCAAGGAGTACAACCAGTGGACGGCGTCGCAGCTGGCCGACATGGCTGCGATCCGCCGGGCGATCAGCTGCTGCCTCGCCAGCAAGTTCGAGGACACGCTGTACGCCGTCATCGAATGGACGCCGATCGAGATCTCCGGAGACGCCGGAGGTGGCCAGTGGCAGGTGGTCATCCGCGAGCTCGGAGCCTGACGTGCCCACCACGTACAAGGTCACCGTCCTCCGCGGCAACATCATCACGCTGATCCAGAGCGGCGACGGCAACCGCTGGACGCATGACACGGCGAAGAAGATCGAGCGCCTGGCGCGGTCCACCGCCCCGTTCCGCACGGGGCGCCTGTCACGCTCGCACGTCACGCTGCCGACGACGGGCACGAACAGCTACGTGAAGGTGTACCGCGTCTCCGCGCTCGCCCCGTACGGCGTCTATGTGCACCAGGGCACCGGCATCCACCCGCCCGGCGGCCGCGGCATGATCATCGCGCCGCGCGGCATGAAGCTGCCCGGCCCGAACCCGAACGTCCGGCGCAGTGGCGAGCGCAGCACGGTCATCTACCGGAGCAAAGGTCAGCGGTCGAAGCCGTGGCTGGCGAACGCCGCCGAGGCGGTCGCGCGTGTAATCTGATCCTGCGTTTCGTTATACGGAAGGGGTCATGATGACGCAGGAGCGGACGTTCACCAGTCGGGCCAGGCGAGCAGACAAGGCGGAAGCCTCCCCGCCCGTCCGTCTCACGATCGGCACCGAGCTGCCCAAGCTCGACGACGACGGCATGGAGATGACCGACGAGAACGGGACGATCTACGAGATCACCTTCCAGGAGGCGTACACCTTCCACCGCCCCAGCGACGCCCGCATGGCGCTCATGATCGGCACCTTCGGCGTCGGTAACACCATCGTCGACCGGATGAGCGAGGTCATGGGCACGCTGCGCGACATGCTCAACCAGGAGGAGTTCGAGCGCCTGCACGACCGCATCGTCACCCAGGACGAGACGCGCCGGGTCGAGATCGAGGACCTCGGCGAGATCCTGATCGAGCTGCTCTCCGCATGGACGGAGGAGGAGGGTTTTCCTACCCAGCAGCCGCCCGTCTCATCGGAGGCGCCGCGGCGAACTGGTGGGAATTCGACGGGTCGTTCGCCCGGGAGGGGGTCGACCCGCTCGAGCTCCCGCTAGGGCGGCTGCTCTCCACGATCTACGCCTGGTTCACCCGGGGCATCAGCGACGCCGACGAGCTGCAGAAGTTCAACGCCGAGCTCGTGGCTCCCTTGCGCGGCGGCGATCCCGATAGAGTGTCCGACAGGGTCGCCGAGCAGGAGCTCGAGCTGTTCGAGAAAGCGATGCGCGGGCAGAGGTAGAGGGGGAGTCGATGGCCACCACGGTCGTCCGGGTCGACGCTCTGCTCGGGCTCGACGGACGCGCCGTTCCCGCCGAAGCGAGGGCGCAGGGTGAGCGCATCGGCCGTCGCCTCACCGCCGGGATCAACAGGCGCCTCCGTGACATCGGCAGCGGAATCCGCTCCAGCCCCGCCCTGGACCGGCTCGCCGACCGCCTCGGACAGCGGTTCGGCGGCCGGTTCATGGACCGGATCGGCACCTCGATGCGCTCGCTCGGGAACCGTCTGCGCACCGCCGTCTCCGGCTTCCGCGACCTGGACTTCAGCCTCGGGAAGCTGAACGACCGGTGGCGCGACCTCAGCGCGAACACCCGGCAGTGGACGGCCATCATCGGCGCCGTCATCGCCTCCATGCCCGAGCTCGCCGGGCTCTCCTCAGCCGCTGGCTCCGGGCTGTTCATCCTCGCAGGCGCCGCGGCATCCGTCGTCACCGGCTTCGGCGCGCTCATCGCCGGGCTCGTCGTCTTCATGGGCGACATCGAGAAGATGCCCGCCCAGCTGCGCCCCGCGCGCGCAGCACTCGACGAGCTGAAAGACGTCTTCAAGGAGCTCGGCGACGCCATCGCCATCTCGTCCTTCGAGGGGACGGAGGGCGCCTGGCGTTCACTCGGCGCCACCGTGCGCGGGCTGATCCCGGCCTTCGAGACCATCGGCAAGGTGATCAACCAGCTCACCCGGGATCTCGCGGAGGAGCTGAAGCCCGGCACGGAGACCTACGAGGATCTCTACTACTTCGTCTCCCGATCCGCGAAGATCTTCGACCGGGTCGTGCGCTCCGTCGGTCGGCTCGGGCGGGCCCTGCTGACCGCGTTCAACAACCCCACCTTCCAGCGCGGCATCGACGGGCTGCTCGACTACCTCGACACCCTGATGACCCGCTTCGAGGACTTCGTCGAAAGCGACGGCTTCGACGAGTGGATCGAGCACGGCATCTCCGTGTTCGGGGCCTTCGGTCGGCTGCTGGACACCGCGGGGCGGCTGCTCAACAACCTCGTCACGGATGAGTCGATCGGCCGGCTGGTCGACTTCATCGACAACATCGACCGCTTCCTGCAGGGCGGTGGCGCCGGCATCCTCGAATTCTTCGACCAGCTCAACCTGTTCGGGCTGCTCTCGCAGATACTGGCCGACATCGGTGACGCGCTCGAGCCGCTGCGGGGCCCGATGGCCGACTTCGCGGGGGCGCTGCGGGACATCCTCTCGACCGGAATCGACCTGCTCGCACCCATCCTCGAGGCCGTCGCCGAGGCGCTCGCCCCCCTGGTGCAGGGGCTCGCCGACTTCATGGACGAGAACCCGCAGGCGATCGCTACCGGGCTGGTCGCGATCACCACCGCCATCCTCGGCATGAAGCTGATCTCCGGTGTCGGCGGCATCATCCAGGGCTTCATCGGCAAGATGGACGACCTGGTGCGCAAGGCTCCCACCTGGAAGACGGGGCTCACCGGCTTCGCCAGCGGCATCATCGCCAGCCTCACCACGATCACCTCCGACGACCAGGTCACCCTCGACAACTTCGCGACCAACATCGTCACCGCGATGCTCCTCGGCTTCACCGTCGGCGGCGGCCCCTTCGGCGCGCTCGTCGCCGGTCTCACCGCCTTCGTCGCCACCGCGATCAAGGATGCGCTCGACGGCGGCAGCTACGCCCTGGACCAGTTCGCCTTCAAGGAGGGCGACCCGATCTACGACCTGGTCGAAGGGTGGGGCGGCATGCTCACCACCTTCCGGGACGAGACGCTCCCCGCGTGGGGCGCCGGGTTCACTCAGACGTGGAACGGCTTCCTGGCGCAGATCCAGGGCGGCACGGGCGGCTGGCTCGACCAGATCGTCGTCCGCTGGGGGGAGACGCTTGAGCAGATCAAGACGAACGTGACCACGTGGTGGGAGGGGCTCGTCAGCGGCTGGAACGGATTCTGGCTCAACGTGAACAACCTGGTGCGCATCGGGTGGAGCTGGATCACCTCCGGGTTCACGCAGGGAATCCTCCAGATCCGCCTCAACTGGAACTCCTTCTGGGCCTCCCTGGGCGCCATCGTCTCGTCCGCCTGGAACAGCGTGGTGAGCGCCGTCGCCGGTGGAATCAACGGGATCATCTCTCAGCTGAACCGCGCGAAGAAGCCGATCGACGACTTCCTGGCGGCACTATCGAAGCTGACCGGCGGCGCGATCAACATCCGCATCCCCAACATCCCGCAGCTGCCCCGGTTCGGCAGCGGCGGCATCACCAACGGCCCGTCGATCGCCGGCGAGGACGGCCCCGAGCTGATCATCCCGCTGCGGCGGCCGCTCGGCATGGTGAACCCGGAGGTCCGCGAGATCTCGCGGGTGCTGCAAGAGGGCGACTCCAGCACGGACAACAGGACCCAGGTCAACTTTGAAGCCGGTTCTGTCGTCGTCATGGAAGCGGACGACGCCCACTACACTGCGAACGAGGTCGTGGAGCGCATCTTCGAGCGCGCGGCGGGATAGGGGAGTCACGATGTGGCGGGGTTACCTGAAGCTGGGCGGGCTCGAGGTAGGCAACTCGGCCCGCGCGCTCGGCTACTCGCGCACCGCCGAGTGCCCCGCCTACTGGCTGAAGGACACCTACGACTGCAGCACCCTGCAGGACGCCGTCAGCGACACCCCATACGTCTACCCGAACATCGAGGACGCCCCCTGGTTCGACCCGGACATCGCTGACATCTCGTCGCGGTTCCTCGGCGTGTACGTCGTCGACATGATCAACATGAAGGACTCGACGCGCACCGCGCAGATCACGCAGCGGCTGGGCAGCGGCGGTCGCATCGGGCGGCTGCGCGAGGCGACCCGTGATGTCCGGGTCCGCGCGATCCTGACCGCGAAGGGCGACGACGCCCTGGACGTCGGCTCGAGCTGGCTGGATGCCGTGCTCACGCCGGGCGCCTGCGGCTCGCACGGCGACGCCTGTGGCGTCAGCGACATGGAGTTCTTCTCCGACTGCCCGCCGGCGCGTCGCACCATCGACGTCTACTCCGACTGGGCTGAAGCGCGCCGGAACCTGCACCCGAACCCGTCCCTGGAGACCGACCTCGCCACCTGGTTCGGCTCCGGCACGCTCACCCGCCGCACCGACGGCGGGTATGTGGGCGCGGCCTACGGGCGCGTGGTGGCGGCGGATGCATCCCTGTTCAGCGCCACCAGCTCCTCGGCGATCCCGGTCACGCCCGGGGAGGTCTACACGATCTCCGCGTTCGTGCGCGGCGTCGGTCCCGCGCGGACCATCAGGATGCGGGCACGGTTCTCAGGCGGCCCCGCCTCCATCAACGGCGACCCTGTGCCGATACCTGCCGACTGGACGCGGATCTCTCAGACCTTCACGGTCCCCGCCGGCGCCACAGCCCTCAACGTCGACATCATGGTCCCCGTCGCCGGGACGGGCGGCGACTACTTCGACTTCGACGCCGTCATGGCGGAGAAGTCGGACGTGCTCGGCGGCTACTTCGACGGATCCTTCGCGGCCGACGACCTGAACCGCTACTCCTGGGCCGGGACCGTCAACAACTCCGTCTCCATCCTCGAGACCCGCACGCTGACGCAGCAGCCGGAGCCGGACTCGACCTACGGGCCGTACGTCGATGGCTTCCGGCGGTTCTTCCACAGCGTGAGCTGCACCTCGGGGCCATTCACGGTGCAGGAGTTCAAGTCCAGCGACGGCATCCACGTCGGCAAGCTGGTGGAGTTCACGCTGACGGCCGAAGTGCCGTGGATGTACGGCATCTACTCGGAGATCGACGTCCCGCCGCTGCTGCCGACGATCGTGCAGGACATCGCCTACAACCTGGCGCCGTACCCGAGCGCCGAGCTGAGCACGGGCACCCCCATCGTGGCGACCAACTACTCCACCAACCCTTCGCTCGAGACGAACGCGACGGGGTGGACCACGAGCGTGACCGGCGCGATCGTGGCCGGCAACGTTGCCTCGGGCCGCGTCACGGGGGAGCTCGCCGCCGTCGGCACGGCCTCCTTCCGCAGCGTCTTCACCGCGCCGGGAGCCAGTGCCGCGGCGGGCTCGTTCTCCAACGAGCAGGAGGTCGCGCTCGGTGGCGGCGCCGGCGCCCGCTACTCGATCAACATCTGGTCAGCCCAGGTGGTGATGGGCGGGGCCCCCGTGCGCGGCACGATGGATGTCGTCGCCATCTGGCGCGGCTCCTCGGGTGGCGCTGCGCTGCGCACCGACGCGCTCGGCACCATCCCTCTGAACGGCGACGCGCTGTCGGTGAAGTCGATCGCGCCGCCCGTAGGCGCCACCCACGTCCTCGTCCGGGTGACGGCGAACCTCACCTCGTGGAACGCCGGCACCATCGTCCGGCTCTACTCCGATGCTCTGGCGGTGACAGTCCCATGACCGAGATGCAGCAGCCCGGCCCCCCGCCCAAGGAGCTCATGGTGGGCGCCCTCGGGCAGCCCCTCACCCACACGCGCGCGTGGTGCAACCTGTGCATCGCGGAGGGGCGTGAGTTCGGGGTGGACGCGCACGACCCGAGCTGGATGAAGACGATGGAGCAGCACACGCGGCTGAAGCATCCGGAGCACCAGGCGGCGCTCGAGGCGGGCGAGAAGTACGAGCCGGTCGAGATCGAGGAGCCGCGCACATGGATGTGACGATCTCCGCCGGTTTCTCGGGTCGCCCCTACGACCTGCGCATGCGCATCTACACGATCGAGAACAACGTCGGGGCGAACTACTCGCGCTACCGTGGCGACCGGTACGCCTACTCGCGTTCCGGATACGGCTCGTTCGCCAATAACGCCTATGCGTGCGAGTCCTGGATCGCCGGCCACTACGCCGGCGGCTCGTACTCGCTGCCGTTCGCGCCGGGTGACTATGCCGGCAAGACGATCGGCCTGGGCAGCTACGACACCGGCGCGGTGTGGCACGACGGCAACGGAAACGTCAGCTTCACCAGCCGCATCCGCATGCTCAACGCCTCGGTGTTCGGTTCAGCCGACACCGGCGATGTCTGGATGGCCGGAGACCGCCTGCCAATGGCGCCGGGAGCCCCTGGGCAGCCATCCGTCTCCAACACCACCCCGACCAGCCTGACGCTGTCCTGGACCGCCGCGTCGCGCGGCCGCGCCGACATCACGAACTACCACTGGCAGATCCTGAACGCCGCGGCGACCGCCGTGGTCATGGAGGTCATCGGTGGGGTCTTCTACAGTGACAACACGGCCGACAACGGCACGCTGACGCCCGGGACGAGCTATCTCGCGCGCGTGCGGGCCGCCAACGGCGACGGCTGGGGCCCGTTCTCGTCGGCCCGCTCGTTCTCGACGCTCCCCTCGACCCCGCCCGGCATGGACGTGGACCCGTTCCTGTCCGGCACGAAGGCGACCGTCAACTTCACGCCGCCCGGCGGCGCGACAGGCGTCACGAAGTACCGCGTCCAGTACCGCCCGCTCGGAGGATCGTCCACCAGTAAGGACACCACCACCAACACGACCACCGTCGACGGGCTGAGCCCGGGCGGGACCTACGAGTGGCGCGCCTCGGCGTTCTTCGGCGACTACCAGTCGCCGTGGACCGACTGGGAGCAGCACGTACAGCCCAACCCCAACACGAACCCGGGTAACTACTTCGACGGGTCCACTGCACCGCGTGACGACCTGACGTTCTCGTGGTCGGGCACCGCGAACAACTCGACGTCGCTGGCCACCGGTGTCGGCGTCGACGGCTGGGCACAGGATAGTGGGGCCACGGGCGCCACGCTGCGCCTGCACCGCGTCACCGGCGGCCGCTCGGGGACGTACGCCGCGCGACTGCGCATCCTCACCGACGCAGCGGGCGCCGGCGCCGGCCTCGGCATGATCCAGGGGGACGGCACCAAGAGCGCTGTCGTCGAGGAGCTCGCCACCTACGTCCTCTCGATCTACGTCAGGCCCTCGCGCCCCCAGCGGATGCGAGCGGTGGCGGCCTGGAGCACGGCGGCTGGCGCGACCGTGGGTGCGCCGGTATTCGGCGACTCGGTGCTCGTCACCGACACCGTCGGCTGGACGCGGCTGACCGTCGTCGGGGTCGTGCCGGCGGGGGCCCGGCGAGCCGTCGTGAAGGCGTACGACGTCGAGGGGGACGGCTGGGTCGCCTGGAAGTCGGGCGAATGGGTGGACGCCGACGACGCGATGGTGTCGCTGTCGTCCCTGTTCGACTGGTTCTCCGGCGACACCCCCGACACGCCGGGCTTCGACTACACCTGGCTGGGCACGCCCAACGCCTCCCAGTCCGCCCGGCTCGAACTACCGCTGGCCACGGACGACCCGCTCGCCGACCCCGACTGCCCGCCCATGCCGGCGCCCCCGCAGGTGCCGACCGTGCCGTCGGACTGCATCGAGGAGATCGGCACCTGGCGTCGTTACGTCGTGCAGGTGCCGGCGTCCGCGGTGCGCCGCTGGACGGCGTCGCTGCCCACGCTCGTGCTGTCAACAGGCAACGTCGCGGAGCGCCAGGTGCGCATCCGCTACTTCAGCAACCCGGACGAGGTGCAGCCGTCGCAGCTGTCCCTGGACGACTGGGAAGCGGAGCAGATCCTCACGTACATCCCGCCGAACACCGACGTCACACTGGACGGGGTCACCCAGCTGGTGTGGGCCGAGGTGGCGGGCCGCCCCCCCATCTCCGCCGACAAGCTGCTGTACGGCACTGGCGGGATGCCCGCATCGTGGCCGGAGCTCAGCTGCGGCAACGCCTACGTGATCACCCTGGACGTGCCGCTCGAGGCGCCCTCCGGTAACCTGACCACGCGGCTGCTCATCACGCAGCGCACGTGAGGAGGCCGGAGTGGCGCTGGCAAGCCAGAGATGTGTTCAGGGTCACACGGCGTTCATCTTCGACCGAGGCGGGATGAGGCGGATCTCGCCGGTGCTCGACCTGTCGCAGGTGAAGTGGGAGCGCGATCGCGACGGCATGTCGGAAGGGATGATCCGCCTGGAGGCGGACTCCTGCTCGCGGCAGGCCCGACTGATCGACTCGCTGCGCACGCACCGTCACGAGCTGGTCCTCTACCGCGGCCGCGAGCGCGTGTGGGAGGGGCCGCTGCATCGCGTCGGAATCTACAGCGACCATGTCGACATCGTCGCGAAGGACGTGCTGGCCTACCTGTTCGCCACGCCCCTGACCCGCGAGTGGAACAACACGCCCGCCGGTGACGGCGTCACCACCATGACGAACCGGCTGCAGGCGATCATCGAGTGGGAGCTCACCCACGGTCGCACGCAGCAGATCTTCGACGGCGTCAACTGGGTCAACGTACCGGTGCCGGCGTGGGAGTCGCTCGACCCGCCGATCAACGTGCTGCCGCACCTGTACGTGCCGCACTTCCCGAACGAGGCGGAGACGTCGGCGAAGACGCTGCCGTTTGAGATGACGGTGGGCGAGCACCTGCAGAACGCCGCGCGCACGTCTGGGATCGACTTCACCGCGGTTGGACGCCGCATCGTCATCTGGGACGTCTCCCGCAACCTGGGCCGGCTGACCCAGATGACCGACGCGAACTTCAACCAGAGCGTGATCGTCACCGAGTACGGCGCCGACCACGCCCAGGCGGCGTACGTGGTCGGCCAGGAAGGCGCGTACGGCCAGGCGATCAACCTCGAGAACCTCGACTACTACGGCCCCTGGACCTCGATCTACACCGCGTACAACGAGGAGGGCACAGACGCCCCCACGCAGGCGGAGCTCAACAGCCAGGCCAGCCGGAACCTCTCCGGCCGCTCGCCGGCGCCCGTCGAGGTGCGCATCCCCGACAACTCGAGCATCATCCTCGAGAAGGGGCTGTCGATCAGCGACCTGGTCCCCGGCGTGCAGATCCCGCTGCTGGCCACGCTGAACGCCCGCAAGCTGTCGCAGATGCAGAAGATCGACCACGTTGTCGTCACCGAGACGGCGGAGGGTGAGAACATCCAGGTGACACTCACCCCGGCCACCAAGCCCGACTCGGACGAAGAGGAGGAGTGATGGCACGCGAAACCGACCACACGCCACCCGGAGTCCTCCGAAACCTGCGCAGCGACCTCGACTCGGTCATGCGCCGACTCGGCACGATGCCATCCGGTGCAGTCACAACCGGCACGCTGGACCCGCTGTACCGCGGCGGTGGCCCCGCGAAGGTGAAGATCGACGGTGTGCTGTCGACAGATGCGTACGGCTGGGCGACCCCGTACGTCCCGAACGGCCCCCGACTGGTGCGGCTGCAGCGCGCGAACGGCACGTGGGACATCCTCGGCCAGTCCACCGACGAGTCGGTCTACCTCGACTACAACGAGGCGGTGGTTGACCTCTACGGCGAGCGATCTGTGGACACGGTGTGGAACCTGAGACCACGCGCAACAAAGCTGGCGCTCTCCGGGCTGGTGGTCCTCTCGGGCCTGTTCATCACCATCGGCACGCCTGCGAGTAACACGGTGATCGCCACGCTCCCCCCGGGGATGCGCCCGCCGTTCCGGGTGATCCACAGCGTCGAGTACGGCGACAGCGACCGGGTGGTGCGCATCGATCCGAACGGCGACATCCTCATCTCCCCGGCTCCGGCGGCGAACGCCTACATCTCCCTCGATGGCGTTGCGTTCCATCCAGAAGGGGTGGGGACGTGGACGGACGTCGGTTCAGGCGGGTCGTCGTTCGGCGCGAACTTCGAGGCGTGGCCAGGCTCGGGAGTGGGGACTCCCCAGTTCTACAAGGACCCGTGGGGGTTCGTGTGGTTCCGCGGCCTCGTTCGCATCGCGACGGCGCCGACGCTCGACAACACCGTCATGATCAACATGCCGGCGTCGCACCGCGCGCAGGCGCAGTCGCATTTCCGGAGCGCGAGCGAGGACCGGTTCGGGCTCATCGGCGCCCGGACAACGGGCGGGCTGGACTGGAAGGTGGGCACGCCGAGCGCGGTCGGCTCGTGGATCAGCCTGACCGGCGCGTGCGTCGTGACGTCGGACGCCCTCAGCCTCAACCCATGGCGCGCGGTGAAGTCGTACTCGAACAGCTGGGGTCAGTATCCCGGCGCGTTCACGCAGGCGGGCTACCTGCGGCGCGAAGACGGTCTCGCGATCACCAAGGGCCTGATCAACGCCGGCACCATCGGCACGAAGATGTTCGCGACGATCGACGAGGAGATGTGGCCCAGTGGCGGTCGCATCATCGTCCCGGCCGTGTCGAATCAGGCGCGCGCCCGGATGGACGTGTTCGCCGCGCGTGACCTGGAGGCCCCGGCATCTGGCGGCCCGGGCACGATGCTAGGCCGCGGCGGCTCCAACAACTGGTTCTCACTCGACTCTCTGAAATGGGTGCCCTGATGCCTATCACGAAAGCTGTCCGAAGCGCGCACGTCTGTGACCTGCCGGACCCGATGCGGCTGATGTCGCTGGCCTACCTCGATGGCACGGAGTGGACCTGCGATGAATGCGCCAAGGTCTACATGCTCTCCTCTGCCGGGATGGCTGGGCCGTACTGGGTGGACATCACGCCTCCACCGACGGAAGAGCCGCCGGCCGAGCCAGTGCAAGAATGACCTGACGGAAGGAGCCGGGGATGGGGTACGTCACACCGACAGGCAAGCGCGAGATCAGCTGTTCATGGCAGTGCCACCGGGATCGGCCGACGCCGAGCTCTGAGCCGGGCACCGACTACGCGGGTCCGACATCCGGCGGCTACGGCTCGCCGGTGTACGCGCCCCACAACGGCACCGTCGTGGACGTGAAGCGCTCCAACACGAGCGCGACCGGTCGCTACGTGAAGATCAACCTCGACGACGGCAGAGGCACGCGCACCCTGCACATGTCGGAGTGCTGGCCGAATGTCGGCGAGCGCGTGCTGCGCGGACAGCAGATCGGCAAGGTGGGCGGCTCGGCGAACGGCTCCGACCGCGGCGTCGGCCCGCACGCCCACCAGACGCTCTGGCCGAACTGGAACTACGTCTTCGGGAAGGACGCCACGCTCGACTTCGACAGGTTCGTCGGCGACGAGGCGGTGGCCGGCTACCAGCGTGTCGTCGGCGCGAACGGCGCGAACTACCGCAGCGAGCCGAAGGCCGGGGCGACGAAGCTCAACACCTTCCCGCCCGGCACGATCACCGACTGGGACGGCTGGATCCACGGCGACACCGTCGAGGGCAACAATGTCTGGTTCCGCGGCCGCCACACCGGGGGCTGGGCATGGTCGGGCGGCTTCACCGACCCGGGTACGCACGACCTGCAGGACCTGAACCCGAAGGTGCCGGATCTGCAGCCGGACCAGCGCCGTGCGGTCGCCGTCGGCGCAAAGGCACGGCGCGACGCCACCACGGCCTCCGAGCACGTCCCCGACCAGGATGTCGCCGGCGGATTCGCCGGAACCTTCAACGGCTGGAAGAACGGCCAGGTCGTCGAGGGCAACGGGGTCTGGTTCCGCGGCTTCAACAACCTCTGGTACTGGTCGGGCGGCTTCGAGGACAAGGGCACGCACAACCTGGCCGACCTGAACCCGGTCGCCCCGCCGACGCCGACGAACCGGATCGTGGGCCCGGTCGACGCGAACGTGCGCGCCACGCCGTGGCTGACGTCGCCCACCCTGATGACGGAGAAGCCGAACGGCACCGTCGCCGTGAAGGGCTATGTCGTCGGTGCCGAGTCGGTCGAGGGAAACGCGGTCTGGTTCGTGCGCGAGGACGGCCGCTACATGTGGTCGGGCGGCTTCACGTCGCAGTCCACCGAGGGCCTGATCCTGATGGCCACCCCGCCGAAGCCGGAACCGGTGGACAGCCTGAACAACCCGGCGGGCCTGCCCGAGTACACCCCGGTGTGGTCGGTCGCGGTGAAGGGGCTCGAGGCGCCGCTCGGCTTCCAGGCGGACGGCTCGCGCGCGAAGCGCACCGAGAAGGGCGAGGAGAAGATCCCCACCTCCGGGATCATCTCCTACCTGATCCTGCACTGGACGGGCGTGACCCCCGACCAGCTGTACTACTTCTCCACGAAGAACGGCCGGGACTCGTGCCCGAGCTACTACTTCCGCCCCTCCGGCAAGGTCTTCGAGCTGATCCGTCCGGGCGTGAAGCCGGCGTCGACAGGGTCCGAGTGGAACTGGCGCTCGATCGCCGTCGAGATGCTGATGGGCGAGAGCTCGCCGACGATCACGATGGAGCAGAAGGAGGCGGCGGCGCAGCTGGCGGTGGAGATGTACTCGCGCACCGTGGCCGGCGGCGGCGACGGTTTCTGGGACGGTGCGCCGATCGACTTCGTCATCGACCGCGCGCACGTGATCGGCCACAACGAGGCACTGCCCGGCGCCACCCAGTGCCCCGGCCCCGACATGGACGCCGACTGGATCGTGGCGCGCGCGAAGGAGATCTGGGCCGAGCTGCACCCGGATCAGCCGGAGCCGACGACGGTGGCGATCTCCCGCCAGGAGGCGGAGGAGGTGCTCGCCGCGGCCGAGTACACCGCCGACACGATGCGCAAGGCGCTCGGCGTCAGCTGACCACGCGCACAAGGAGGCCCCCTTCCGCTGCCTGGGGAGGGGGCCTCCGGTACGCTGAGCGCGGGGATGGGCCTGCTGATACACGAGAGGTGACGGGATGCTGTGGTGGCTGGCCCTTTCGGTTCTCAGGGAGGCATCCTCCGGCGCCCCCGGCCTCATCATCGACTTCACCAACCTGCAGTGGTGGCAGACCGCCATCGGCCTGCTCGGCGTGCTCGGCCTGTCGCCGGCGCCGTGGCTGCTGGGCCTGGCTGCCGGCAAGATCCAGTTCTCCGGGCCCGCGCGCCGCGACTTCGAGCGGCAGCTGGTCGACAAGGATGCGGCGCACCAGCGGGAGCTCGACGCGAAGGATGCCTACTACCGCGCCCTTCTTGCCGGGAAGGACGAACGATACGCTGAGCTGCAGAAGGCCAATGACGCGAACCGCGAAGCTGCCCGACGGCATGAGGAGAGGGCTGACAACCTCACCGAGGCCGTGCTCGAGGTCGCAGAAATCGTCCAGCAGAACACCCACGTAGTGGAGTCGTTCGATCAAGTCACCCGAGAGGTGGTGAGCAGTGGCCGATCGGACCCCGGATGAGTGGGAGGACCCTTATCCCGACATCGAGGACTCGACGGCGAGGCGTGAGCTTCGGGATGCCGAGTCCCGGCTAGAGAACGCGCAGACGGCGGAGCAGAAGACAGCATCCGTCATTGGAAAGCTCAGGGGCTCCCTCGCCGTTGCCCGGAAGATGCACGACACGAACCACTACGTCGAACGGCTTCGACCAATCTACCGGGGGACCAACCATGCTGCCTGACTTCCTGCTTCCACCTGAACTCACCCTCTCCGACGTGCTGCTGATGCTGTGCGTCATCCCCGCCGCCTGGTTCGTCCTCTCATACGGCTTCGGCTCGCCGTGGTGGCGCGTCCAGAAGCACGGCTGGCTGGGCGTGGTGACCTTCCTGCACTCGCTGTCGGTGGCGTTGCTGCTGACGCTGGTGGTGTACGGCATCGTGTTCGGCCAGGCCGTGAGCGAGCCGTGGCGGGTGGCGATCTCCGCGCTGCTGCTGTTTGCGCTGACGTCGAAGGTCGCTATCCTGCACTACGAGCGGCGCGAAGGCCGGATTGAGCGGCTCCGACACCTTGACCCCAGCAAGGAGAAGGCGAAGTCATGATCCTCTCGAAGTACGCCGTGGCGGCGATCCAGACTGCCACCCTCATCGTCACCGCCCTGGTGGCGGCGCTCAACGACGACATCCTGACGGCGGTGGAGTCGTGGCAGATCGTGGTGATCGCGATCGGTTCGATCACCGCCATCTGGGTGCCACTGTCGGAGAAGGGTTGGGCCGGCATCCTGAAGTTCGGCGCCACAGTGCTCGGTGCCGCGGCATCCGCGGTGGTCCCGATCATCGACACGGCGAACGGCGGCCCCGGCTGGAACGGCACGGCGCTGCTGATCGTGGTGCTCGCGGGCCTTAATGCCGCGCTGACCGCGCTCGGCGTGCAGGCGCGCCTCGACTCGGCGAAGGCTGCCCTGGTGGCGCCGGATGTCTCGGATCGTGTGCCGGCGACGATCGACGGCAAGGCCGTGAAGGTGGTGCTGGCGTCCGGTTCGCTCGGCGCCGACAATCCGCCGCAGCGTTCCGTCGGCTGAAACGACGAAAGCCCCCGGGTCTCCCCGGGGGCTTTCGTGTGTTCGGTTACAGATCGCTCGGCTCTCGCACCGCGGCGCATTCGCAGAGACCGCACGCGCCGGTGTATCCGGCATGTGCGTGCCTGCCGTGGCCGCACACGCAGTCGGCATACGGATCGGTCGATTCGTGCGTGCGCTCCTCGGCGCACAGTAGGCAGTAGTGCTCGTAGCCGTGCTTGCACTCCTGCCGCACCCGATCGGTCGATTCGGACTGCTGCTCAATCTGCTCGATCAGGCTCTTGATTCCGTTGATCGCCGTCCGCACGGTTACAGCGGCGAGCGGTCCTGATCGCGGTCCAGCGTCCAGCCCTGAGCCAATCTGCCGGAGTGCTGCAACTACTACCTCAGCATTGACCTTGCTCATCGCTCGCCCCCCTCGTCCTCCTCGAGGAGCTTGTCGAATGTTGCCGGCGGGAAGGGCGGCGGGATCCGCGCGGCCTCGTCGATCCACCCCAGCGGGGCCGATGCGCCACGCGGCGATCTGAGAGCCTCACCCCCCGAGTGCGTGGGGTAGGGCTGGGTGGGGTCAGATCGCCTCAGAGCGCCTGGCGCAGGCGGCAAAGCGAGCTGATTCTGTCGATGGGTCGTCTCCAGCACCTGCCTCCACTGCCGAGCCACCTCTGCCAGGGCGTCGGCGAGCTGCTGGAACCCCCTCAGGGCAGCTTCGCCGAGGGCCTTCAGGTCGCGGCCGAACTGCCCGCTCAGGATGTACTCCGTCTCGCGGTCCTTCCGCGCGAAGTAGCTCTCGCGTTCAAGACGCCGCTGCTTTCTTATCGCTCTTCCGGCTCGTCTTCTGTCGGGGTGCATCGGACCTTCTCTCCTCTCGGATCTTGTCCCACGGGTCGGGCAGATCGGCATGCCTGCCGTTCCACCGCATGGCCGCGCCCATCAGGGCGTGGCCCTCGGCTGAGGGGTGGTAGCGGGAGACGCTGCCGTCCTCGTTGTAGGTCGCCGTGGCGAGCCCCATCTCGAGGAGCTCTGCGCACGTCGGCACCGGAATGGGGGCTACGCCGCGCTTCTCAGGCACTTCACTCTCTCCCTGTCGCTGCTGACCATCTCGCTGATCTGGGCCGCGAGGTCGTGTCGCTCCGCGCGCTGGCATGCGCGGATGAGCGAGTCCGGCTTCAGGCCCAGGGTGCGCGAGACGTCCCACAGTTCGCAACCGACTGCCAGCAGATCCTCGACCTGCTGCGCCGTCTTCCCTGAGGGACGCCCCGGCATCACAGCTGCCCGAGGGCGAAGCGGATCAGGAAGATGTTGATCGGCACGAGGATGGTCGCGGCGACCGCGAGGCCGATGAGCGCGGAGGCGATGCTGCTGGGCGTCCATCTGCTGGAGGGCCGCGGCTTCTCGTCTTCGTTCTTCGGCATGGGGCGAATGTTGCTCACAGGAGACCTGCCTCTCTGAGTTTCGTCTCGGCGAGCGAGACGCGCTGGAAGGTGGCGGGGTCGCCGCCGTGGTCGGGGTGGGTGCGTCGCTGAGCGCCGCGCAGGATGATCATCCGGTCGCGCGCGGACGCGGTCGGTGGACCTCCGTTGCTCCACTCCGGCCGCACGATCTCGACCAGGAAGGCGAGGGCCTCGTCCGTTGTGCGGAACCCGGCGGGCGCCGCGGTCGCCTCGAGCGCGAGGAACCCGCGGTACTGCTCACCGCGCTTCGTCACGCCGTAACGGTCCACCTTGCGCAGCGCCTCGAGCGCGAGCACGATCGCCCGCAGGTTGTCCTGCCAGGTGGTGAACGTGTCGCAGGGGTACGACAGGTGGCCGAAGCGGGAGTCCAGCGACAGGATGACGCCGGGGTGCTCCGGCCGCGCGTTCGCACGCGGCCGGCCGTCGATCCGCCACGAGTCGGCACCCGGGGGGATGGCCGTCAGCAGCTCCACGGATTCGCGCTGTTCCCGGGTGCTGGTGAGGTGCCAGACCTCTCGGTCGAGGAGCTGCAGCGTGTCGCTGAGCCCCGCCTTGAACTTCGATGCCGTGCGGTTCCGGGTCAGCTCACCCGGCCATACGCGGATCGGGCCGGCTTTGAGTCCGTCGGGCCACTCCATCAGTCGCCTCGCATTTGGTAGCCGCGCGCCATGGTGACCATGGCCTCCGCCTGGGCTGTCGCTCGGGGTGCGATCAGCTCGATCGCCTGGCGCAGGTCGTCGATGATCCGTTCCTGCTCGCCCAGCTCGGCGCGTGCGCGCTCGGCCTCAGCGAGGACCTTCTCACGGTCGGCGATCATCTTCGCCAGCTGCTCCTCCTGCTCGCGCAGCTCGCGGTGCAGGATCTCTGTCGAGTACTGAGTGGTCATGCATCCTCCTTCGAGGCGAGCCGGTCCAGCTCGCGGCTGATGGCGTCAAGCGCGCCCTCGGGGTCGAGGGGCGCGGTGGAGTGGATCTGGCGCAGCCGCGCCACGATCTGTTCACGCTCGTCGCGGCGTGCCCGCTCGAGCTTGCTGTTCAGCGTGTCGCGGCGGGCGATCCAGTGCTGCACTGTGCGGCTGCTGAAGTCGAACCGGTAGACCGCCTCCAACTGTCGCTGCCAGTCGACCGAGATCGCGATCACCTCGCTGCGCAGGATCGCCCAGGCGAGGGTGAAGCGCAGGGACCAGGGAACGTTCATGGTGCTCCTTCCGAGCGGGCAAGTGGGGGCGGGCGGGTGGGTTTTTAGCCCGCCCCCACAGCTGGGTTACTGCTGGTTGGCGCGACGGCGGATGGCTCGCACCGTCAGCAGCGCGATCCCGGCGGCCGCGGCCGCACCGCCGAGCGCGAACAGCGGCACCATGCTGGGCGCGCCGGTGGCGGCCAGCACGGTCTCGCTGGGGGTGACGGCCGCGGCGGTTGCGGTCACCGTCGGCTGAGTGGTGGGCTCGGTCGTGGGCGTCGGCGTCGGCTCCTCGGTGGGCTCCGGCTCCGGCTCGACCACGACGTCGCACTCGACGTCGACGGAGGCGGGCACGGTGACGAACACCATGTCGTCGCCCTCGATCACGTAGCCCTCGTCGGCGACCACGCCGAAGCCGTACTCGCCCGGCGCCACGTCGGTCAGCGTGCCGCTGTACTCGACGTCGTCCTCGCCGACGTAGCGCAGGCCCTCGACCTCGGCCAGGGTGATCGTGCCGTTCGCGTCGATCGACTGGCCGTCCACGCACATCTCGATGCCGGCCTCAGCGGTCGGCGCGACCGGGGTGACCGGGGTGAGCGGCTGCTCGCACGGCTCGGTCGTGCCGGTGAAGGTCTTCGTCCAGCCCTTCGATCCGTCGGGGTCGTTCCACGCCACGAAGCGCACCTCGTAGGTGTGGCCGGTGCCGGCCAGCGGCACGAACCACTCGCCGTCTGTGCCGAACTCGGCGACCCCGAGCGACGCGCCGTCGACGATGATCTCCACCGTGTTCGGGGTGGCGTCAGCGTCCTGCGCGGGCGTCACCACGACCGTCTCGTACACGGCATCCTTCGCCTGCACCTCCGGGGAGATCAGCGGCGGCTCACCGTAGACGGGGGGCTGTGCCTGCACCTCCGGCGTGATGAGGCGACCCTGGCGGGTGTTGCCGGTGGCGTACCAGCCGAGGGAGTGGTCGTTCTCCTCCGCGTTCCAGTTCGGGTCCTCCTTCCACGTCGTCTTCCAGATCAGCAGCTTGTGCCGGAACTCGTACTCGGTGGCGTACACCGCCGGCTGATACTCGACAGCCGGGGTGATGATGGGCGGCTCGCCGTAGACGGGGGCCTGGTAGTCGACGGCGGGGCTGACGAGACGCTCCTCGGTGACGGCATCCGCCGCCGGCTTCGTCTCGTAGTAGGACGCCGAGGCGATGAGCGAATCACAGGTCGCGATCACCTCGGGGGTGTGCGCGCTCGCGGGGAGCGCGACACCGGCGACGATGGCCGTCGCGACGAGCAGGGCGGATCCTCCGCCTGCGATGAGTCTCTTCATGGTTCTCCTTCCGATTCACCGGCACGGTGCCGGTGGCTTATAGCGCGCCTGCGACGCAGAGCGCGATGACCTCTTCCCTCGCTGTCCCCTGCCGGAGCAGGTCGCGGACAGCATTCCCAGTGCGGATGTTGCAGCTCGAGCACGACGGTCGGAGGTTCTCCCGGCGGTAGGTGCCGCCGAGGATCCCCGGGATGATCCGGTCGGACTGCAGCTTCGAGAACAGCAGCACCTGCTTGCACGAGAAGCACGGGCAGGAGATGCCGTCGCCGAAGGTGGCCAGCAGCCAGCACTTCCGGCGACGGCGGTCAGCCGCCGACCCGCGGTTCGGGCTGTTGGTCGTTCCCCGCTGCATCTTGCCGTCCGGCCCACGGCGCGCCGTCACCTCTCGTGTCGCTTTCGACGCTCGCTGGCCACCGTCTTCTGCATGTCGTCGAGTCGACCCCGACGCTCGGCCACGCGTTCGAGGTATGCACGCTGCGCGTCGGTGAGCTCGGGCGTGTTCGCCAGCACCTCCTCGGCGGGCGTCGGCCAGTTGGCCCGGGTGCCGTCGAGCGTAACCTGCGCCTCGTACTCGTCGGGCCGCAGATAGGCGCCCGGGTCCGGCTCGGGCGCTTCCTCGAGCGGCCGCAGGTCGGTGTCGACGAACGACACGCGCCCGAGGCCGGGGTTCGGCTCCGGCTCTTCACGCGGTGCGCCGTCGTCGTACTCGCTCGGGTCGTCCCAGCCGGTGTTGCCGTCAGCGCCGCGCGCTGTCTCGGCGCGGGCCGCTTCGAGAGTGATCTCGGGCAATTCGTCGGCATCGAAGCCCTCGGACGGGTCCATCGGACCTCCGACGTGCAACCCGGGCTCAGGCTTCGAGTCACTCGCCTGCGGCTCACCCTTCCAGTCGTGCGAGACCTCGGCACCAGCGCCTTCGAAGTACGGGCCGGGCTCCTGCTCGACGATCGTCTTCGGGTTGCACCGCCCCTCCGAGCACGCCTTCGTCCCGCGGCTCGTGGTGTGCACGTGCGGCTCCTGCACCGGCTCCGCCAGTATCTCCATGGCGAGCTCTGTCGGGTCCTCAGGCTTCACCGCGACGCGGGCCATCGCCTCCACCGCCATGTCGACAGCGGAGCGCGCGGGGCGGTGCTCGCCCTGCGCGTGACCCTTCGCCGTCTCGACGACGTTGATCCTGCCGCCCGGCCACGACACCTTCCGGCCGTCGGGGGTTGTGCCCTCGATGCCCTTCAGGTCCGTCTTCGCCGACTTCTTCATGCCCTCACCGAGTTGCGCCAGCCGGCGCCCCTCGATGTAGCGGTCGAGCGCGTTCGAGATCTCCGGTGAGTCGAGCACCTGCTCGGGCTCCCACTCGGAGCCGCCCCAGCAGCGCTCGCGCAGCGGGCACATCACCTTCGGTGAGAAGCAGAACGACGGCGTCTGGTCGCGCAGCTGGTGGATCAGGTGCAGGTTCCCGGTGCGCTCGAACAGCTCCTGCGCCTGCGCGATCTGCTCGACGCGGGCCTGCCCGAGGTCGTAGAACATCTCGACCTCCTCGCTGGAGATCATGATGGCCACGAACTCCTGGAACGCACCCGACCGGTCGTAGAAGATCAGGCGCCCCTCGGCGTCCGGGCTGAGCAGCCCGGCCTGGATCGCGCCAACGACGTAGACCGAGACCTGGATCCAGTACTTCAGCTTCGCGAACTTGTTCACGAGGATCTGGGTCAGCTCGTAACCGCCGTCGGGGGTTTCCACGTTCCACGCGAAGAGCTTGTCCTCGCGCCAGATCATGAGCAGGGTCTCGATGAGCTCGGCGTTGCGGTCGAGGTCGTAGAGCATGCCGCCCATGTCGTCCACCGACTTCAGGTCGGAGACGTGGTCCTCGTCGATGAACGCGAGGTCGATCGCACCGGAGATGGACACGCCCAGCTTGTCGAAGAACGTGGTGACCCGCTGCTGCGTGATCACCTGCGCGAGCCGCTCGCCGAAGATCCGCTCCAACTCCTCGCCCATTGCCGACCCGACGTGCGCCGCGGTGGGCCAGTGGGTGAGCGGGGCGACAAGCTCCTGCGTGTGCACGCCCTCGAAGATCTCGGCGCGTGCCAGCTCGCGGCAGTAGCCGATCGACGAGGGACCGACCTGCACCTGCTGGTTGCGGGGCCGGCTGTTCTGGTCGGTAATCACCGCGTCGAGCAGACGCGCTTCGAGCGCCCGATCGCGGCGGATGGAGATCTTCTCGACGACGTCGGTCATTCGATCGGCCCCCCGCCCGGCGCCTGCTGCGCCGCCTGCATGTTCGAGTAGTCGTTCTCGCGCTCGTACCGCTGACGCTCAGCCTCCTGCGCGTCGTCATGCTTCATTCCGGCCTGCAGACGGGCCTGCATGTTGCCCTGCTGGACCTGCTCGCGAGCCGCGGCGAAACGCTGCTGGGTGCGTGACGGACGTCGTGCGGGCGCCCCGTCATCGCCATCGGATGGGGCGTCCGAGACCATCGCCTGCTGCTCCCACCCTTCCGCAACGGCGGGCTCGGCGGGGATCGTCTCGTGCGTGGGCTGGACGTAGGGTGCGGCTGCCTGCGCAGCCGCGACCGGGGCCCCCGCCTGCGCCCAGTCGAACAGCTGGCCGGGCTCCAGCTGCACGGTGTAGATGCCGTGCGGCGCCATCGATCCACCGTTGTACAGGCCGAGGCCGAAGCGGTCGCCCATGTTGATCAGCGCGCGGCGGAGGGCGTACGACTCGACCGAGGTAAGCGCGAGAGCGCGAGCCTCGCCGCGGTTCGGCTGCGGTGCCGACTCCTCGAAGTGGTGCTCGGTGTAGGTCGCTAGCGGCATCCCCCACAGATCGCGGATCGTGACCTTCACTGCACCCTCGTAGCCGACGACCCAGTAGGCGCCGGAGCCGGAGACCTTCGGCTTCGAGTTGCGATCCTTCGGCCAGCGGGGGTCGCCCTCAGCAAGGCGCTCCTCGTAGTCGCACCGCATCAGGGTGACCTCGGAGTCCCAGTTCAAGTAGCCGAAGATGCGGTTCATCTCCGCTCGCGCCTGGTGCTGCGACAGGTACGACATCTTGTTCTTCTGGGCGACGTAGTTGCGGTTGATCGCCTTCACCAGCTCGGCGACCTGCTCGAACGTGAGCGCGCCGCGGCCGTTCTTGTGGGCGTACATGACATGGGCCGGCGGCTGCTTCGGCTGCCGCACCCACTCAGGGTTGGACTGGTTCATGATGGCTCCTTCCGTAGCCCCCGGAGCCGCCGCTTGTACGCGGCGTTCCGGGCTCGTCTGCAGGTCAGGCAGCGGCGCTTGCCGTCCTTCCCGACCAGGGTGTTCTCGGGGGTGTACTCGTGGTTCGCTGGGCAGTGGGTCTTCTGGCCGTTCGGCGTCCCGGCGTCTGACCGCTTGCGCGAGTTTCGCAGGCAGGTCAGACACCGGTAGCCGCGGCTGTTCGGCGGCGCCTCGTTCCCGGCGTAGTCGTGCCCGTTCGGGCATGTCGTGCGCGGGGAGCCGGTGCCGATCTCGCGGACCTGCATGATCAGCGGGTTCACGTTGCGTGGGTCGACGTTCGGCTGCTGCCAGAGCCGCTCGTGGTGGCCGAGTGGTCGGTCGAGCCGGTTAAACAGGTGGCGGTGCAGGTCGATCGGGAGCCCGTCGACCAGCACCACCACCCGTCCTCCCTCCCCGTACGCCCAGTCGGGCAGGATCAGCTCCTCGGCGGGATCCGCGAGGATCTCGTCGATGATCTTCTGCTCGAGCTCGGGCGTCAGGATCATTCCAGAACCACCAGCCATTCCGAGACGCCGACCACGCCAAACTCGGCCGTGGTGGCGCCGGCGTTGTAGCCGTTCCACACCCTCACCTCGGCGTCCTGGTTCTGCTCGAGCAGCAGGTCGATGAGCTCGCGGACCTTCATCCGTCGACCTCCCTGATCGTGAGGTGCGTGCCCCTGTCGTCCATCGGCACCGTGAAGCCCTGGATGACGACGTCGTAGCGCACGAACACGTCCGGCCTGTGATCCCAAATCCCCGCGCCGGGCGGGGTCGGCATCTCCTCGAGCACGGGGGTGAGCCAGACGCTCGCGTCCATCTTCAGGTCGGCCGTGGCATGCCGTTCGCCCTCACCGTGCGGCGTCTCGAGGTGCAGCGTGAGGATGCCGTGCATGCGCGCCTTCTCATCGCCCGTCGGGCTGGTCGGCGGCTCGGTCACCGGATGTCCGGCGGCGCGCAGCGCGTCGATCAGCTCCTTCGAGAGCCGGTCGGCGGCCGCCTGCGTTCCGATATCGGCGGCGTCCGTGTTGTCGATGACGTCTCGGATGACGTCGCTGATGCTTCTCATCAGAACGGAACCCCTTTCTGTGTGCCAGGCACCACGAGCCCGTCCAGGGCGGCGAGGTGCGTCTTCGGGAGGGACTCTTCGAGCGGCTCCCCGAGGAGACGCTTGCCGATAGCGACGAGCACCCAGGCGTCCGACTCGTTGTTGTTCGAGATCGGGACATCCGGGTAGCGGCGGATCGCCGCGGCCATCACCTGGTCCTTGTCGGTGCCGGCGCCCGACCCCTTGCCGAGCGCGTACTTCTTCACCTTTGCCACGTTGACCACGACGATCGGGATCCCCAGCTCGGTGAGCATGTCGTACGTGTGCCACCAGAGCCCGGCGCGATCGACAGCAGACCCACCGCTCGCTCCGTACGGCGGCTCCTCTATCGTCGCGATCGTGGGCACCTGCTCGAGCGTGCACACCACGCCGCGGATCTGGCCGCGGATCGTCATGATCCGCTCGTACCGCTGCATGAAGGGCTCACCCTTCTTGCCGTTGCGGCCGTACGTGTAGACCGCGAACTGCGGCGCGTCGTCGAGCATGTCGTAGTCGGCGACCCCGACCCCAGCCCCGGTGAGGCTGAGGTCGAGGCCGATCACAGTGGCGGGCATCAGGTCTTCGCCTTATGCCGCGGGCAGAACGTCCGGCCGTCCGACCGCGACACCCAGCCGCGCTCCCGGAGCGCCTTCGCGATGTCGCTCTTCAGCGCGCGACCGTGGAACCGGAGCGTCTCCGGCTCGTGGTAGCCCCCGTCGCAGTAGACGGTGACGGCGATTCCCGAGACAGCCATCAGAACGGGGTGTCGTCGCCGTACGCACCCGGTGCAGCCCAGCCCTGGTGCGGCGTCGACCACGGGGCCTGCGGCTGCTGCGCCGGCGGCTGCTGTGCCGGCGGCTGCTGCTGAGGCTGTTGAGCGGGAGGCTGCTGCTGCGGCGGCTGCCCCTGCGGGGGCCCGTACTGCTGAGGCGCACCCTGCGGCGGGCCGTACTGCTGGGGCGGCTGGCCCTGCGGCTGACCGTACTGCTGCTGCTGCGGGGCGCCGTACTGCTGCTGGCCGCCCTGCTGGCCCTGGCCACCAGCCGCGCGCGTCACCTGCGCGGTGGCGTAGCGCAGCGACGGGCCGATCTCGTCGATCTCCAGCTCGATCGCGGTGCGGTTGTTGCCCTCGCGATCCTGGTAGGAGCGCTGCTTCAGGCGGCCGGTCGCGATGACCCGGGTGCCCTTCGTGAGCGAGCCGGCAACGTGCTCGGCGAACTCGCGCCACACGGAGCAGCGCATGAACAGCGCCTCGTCATCCTTCCACTCGTTCGCCTGGCGGTCGAATGAGCGGGGCGTGGATGCGATCGTGAAGTTGGCGACGGGCAGGCCGTTCTGCGTGTACCGCAGCTCGGGGTCGGCGGTCAGGTTGCCGACGATGGTGATGATGGTCTCGCCCGCCATGGTCAGTTCTCCTCGAAGGGCGCTTCGTCGCGGTCACCCTTGATCCATTCGAGGGCGGCGATCACGCCGTCCTCGTAGCTCATGCCGGGCCACTTCGACCCGACCTCGTCCTTCAGCTCGTAGGCGGTGTTGATCGAGTCGTCGATCTCACGCTCGGTGCGGTCAGTGGACATGGTGATGTGCTCCTTCCGAGAGCTTCGTGCGATATCCCGGGGGATATCAGCGGGTGTGGTGGATGTCGACCGCGAGTTCCGCGATCTGGCGAACGACGCGCTTCTCGAGCTCGCGCTCATGAAGCGTGCGATCCGTGTCGGGCGCCGTCCAGCCGGGCGCGACGGCCTCGCTATCTTCCGGCCACGACAGCTCGCGCGTCACCTTCGTGATGCCCTTGCTGCCGTACTCGTCCTCGAGCCGGATCGAGATCTTCACGACTCGTCCTGCGGGGTGAGGGCTGCGACCTGCCAGGCGTCGGCGACAGCGACACCGAGGTCGAGCTGGACGGCGGGGCTCGGCAGCTCGTCGATCGACTCGCTGACGAAGTGGGTCCCGTACTTCCCCTCCGGGGTCATCGTGACGATGATCGCCCCCGCGATGAAGACCTCTTCGGGCAGTTCCGGCAGGGAGATGAAGCCCTGGTTTTGTGTGCAGTCTCGCATGCACGCGCTCCTTCCGATTGCGTTATACACAGTCTAGTGGCCTCCCTTATCTGCGCAAGACACCACCTCGCGGAGTGACCGTCTTGCAGAACGAAAGCGAGCACGGCCGGTCGGGGACCAGCTGGTTCCACAGCTCCTCGAACTCGCGCTGCGGTAGCCATCGACACGGGGCGTCCGCGAACGCGCCGGCCTCCAGGTAGCCCTGCCCGAGCAGCCAGTCCCGGGCCCGCACGACCTGGCCGTCCATCGCTCCGAGCCGGTCCCCGATCGGGCCGACCGACAGCCAGCCCTCATGGATCCGGTACAGCAGCCCCACTTTCAGGATCAGCCTTGTGTCCACGTCATCCCCGTCGCGTCCTCGGTGTACGTCCAGCCGTGCGCCAGCAGATCCATCACGGTCGAGTACTGCAGCCGTGTGCGGGATGCCAGTCGCCGCGCCGCCTCGCTGGTCTTGCCCGCCCGGCGGCCGCCGACGTCGAGGTAGGTGGTGACCATCGGTGGGGTGCCGTCGCTCATCGCGGGCCACCCCATCCGGCCGACACCGCGAAGATCACCACGGTGACGACGCACGCGAGGATGGCAACGGATGCCGCGATGAAGTCGGCGCTCAGTGCCCAGTGCCGCTCGTGCGGCACCAGGTCCTCCGGGATCTCGTCGTTGGTCATGTCAGTAGTCCCTCCCGCCGCGCATCAGCGAGCGCGGCCTCCTGGCAGATCCTGTCTCTGCAGTACACGATGAAGTCGTACGGCCGGGCGGCCACCTGCTGCGCTTCCGCCGGCGTCAGGATGCGCACGACGTTGCCGCACGCCTGGCAGTCGAGCGTCGGCTGCCGGCGCATCACGCCGTCAGCCCTATCTGCAGGAGCCCGCCGGGCTGCATCTCGTCCTGCGCGACGCGCGCCTTCAGCGCCAGCCCGAGCGCCATCTCCCACGCCGAGTTCGGCCCCTCCTCGGCGAACAGGAGACGGAAGTCGGCGTCGTTGTCGATGACCCGCGCCAGCTGGTACACCTCGGCGTGGAACTGGGGGTCTCGCGCGTAGCGGTCGTACGCCTCCCGCACCCGCTCATCGAAGTCGGCCTGCAGCTTCTCGGCTGCGCGTCGCGCCTCGTCGGCGCGGCGCAGCATCTCCTGCTCGTAGCGATCTGGGTAAGGGGTGTTCACATCAGCTCCTTCCTCAGCACGTGGCGTGCTTCGATTCGCCCGCCGCAACCAGCGACGGGGGCATGGGGTAGCCACAACCGCGGCAGATGGTGTCATCCTCCTCGCGCGCGCGCGCGCGTGGGGGTGTCACACCTGTCACACTTGTCACTTTTGTTCGATTTTCTGGCGAATGTTCGAATGTCGGCGGGTAGGTGGGGGTCATGACTGTCGAACTCTCTCGAAGAGAAGTGACACTTGTGACACTTGTGACACCCCCACGCGCGCGCGCGAGGCTCGGATCGTCCGGAGAGATCTGGTAGACCCCGTACGCGGGCGACACGATCAGCCCTCGGGCGAGCATCCGCTTCAGGTTCTGGCGCACCGTGTTCGGCTTCACGCTGTCCACCGCGAACAGCTTCACCATGTCGTCGACACGAACCGCACGACCCTCGAACGAGCGGATGTGCTCGAGCAGGTCGTTCGCGATCGAGCCCTGCTTCGCGCGGTCGGCCTCATGGTTGATCAGGTCGCCGACGCTCGTCGCCGAGTCGCCCTCCCACACCACCTTGCCGACGTCCGTCAGCGTGCCCTCATCGGTCAGCTGCTGCACGATGTCCAGCCGGTAGCGGAACGACTTGCCCGCCTCGCCGGAGTTGATCTTCTCGAGCGTCATCACCGTGCACCCCGCTTCCTCGTCCCTCGCGAACAGCATCACCGCTCGGGAGGCGTCACGCCAGGCGTGAGAGCCGGAGATCAGGTCGGCCTGGTTGCCGCCGCCCTTGCGGAAGTGGGCGATCCCGATCACCGACACACCCAGCTCGGCCGCCATCTGGTTCAGCGGGTCCATCACCTGGCGCACGTCGGCCATCTTGTCGTTGTCGGCGCCGGCCAGTGTCGACGTGATCG